ATTCCAAATATGCATATTCAGTATTTTCATATAAACAATTGTATATATCACCTTCAAATTGTGCATATTCTCCTCTATTTATTGTTGCATCTTGTGGAAAAATATTAATAGGGGTATTTCCATAGCCACCTAAACGATTTGCTAATATATGTCCCGCATCACAATCCTGTTTTCCATCATCTTCTAACATTCTTGCATATTTTTGTGTACACGATGTAGTTTCGCTACCATTATCTAAAGATAATGGATATACAATGCCTGATGCAGATATTACTACTGTATAATTCATATGTTTCTCATAAACATAAGTTATTGTAGATCCGCCTTCACCCATCACGACCTACATTTGCACCTATATGTGGACATTCTACTTGTGTACATACACACTCACTGCTAGAAGCAATAACTCCACATAAATATATACAAAATATTGCTAGAATATACATGTATATATTTATGTGATATTTATTGAATTACATATTGATGAAATATTACCATAATAAATCGAGTTGCAAATAAAAAATAAAAAATGATTGATATCAAAAAATGAAGTATTACTAAAACATAATAAGTTAATAAAGATGTTAATATACATATATTATAAACTATACGAAACGTATGATAACTAAGAACTATTATTGTATATTTTGTGAAATAGAACATAACGATTGAACAAGCTCCTAAACGACAAGGTACACAACAAAATACTTTTATATGAGATATATGTTTTTTATAACACATTGGACAAGTCTTCACTGGTAAATATGAAATTATTTCAATTCTTAATTCGTTTGGAATATATCTATATTGATCTAAAGTCATAATTTTTGCTATTTCCATAATCCTTCTTTAATATATACTTCGAGTCTTTTATATGAAATATCAAAATCTCATTTTTAAACCATTTATTTTTAATTCTGTTTGTGGTTGGGCATATAAACATCCAACTTATAACCATATTCCGATTTCGCATCAACAAGAAAAAATATGGGGAAACAATATTACTAATCAAATAGATAACAATCAATGGACTACAAAATTAGGGGAGAACTTAGTATATAATTGTTTGTATCGTTTAGGAGAAAATCCACATCGGCCAAACAAAATAAATAATTATAAACCGGATTGGGAAACTGATAACTACATTTACGAAGTGAAAACACGTAGTTGGACAACAAAAGGAACCGCTGGAGAAAAAGTATATGGTACACCATTAAAATATGCAGAAATTCCGAAATTATATAATAAACCTTTGCGTATAGTATGCGTAGCAAATCAAGAATATGAATTAACTTATGGAAATACACCCATATTCGGAAATGATATTCGGACATCACAACTTATGTTTTTAGAGTTTTATAAATATTACAATATTGAATTTATCCCGTGCACCCAATTAATACAAAATTTAAAGTATAATGACCTGTTTTAGTTTTGTTTATGACAACAACATAAACAAAACCTAAATATATTCTATATATGTCAGAAAAACAACCTTTTTTATCAGATCAAATTATTACTTATATGGGAAACAAACGCAAGTTATTGGGGAAAATTGGCGATGCAGTAGATAGGATTGGGATAAATTTTGAGTCATCATCATTGCGCATTGGTGATGGTTTTTCAGGTTCAGGTATTGTAAGTCGTTTGTTAAAAACCAAAGCAGGTTCTTTATTTACAAATGATTTAGCTGGTTATAGCTATATTATGAATGAATGTTATCTATCTACACCGAGTACGACTGTGAAAAATAAAATTTATAAATATATTGATCAAGCGAATCTACTCGCGGACCGTTTTGAAGAACCTATTGAAAACCCGTGGATTTCTAAACATTGGTCTCCTCAAGGAGAACATATTAAAAAAGGGGAGCGCGCATATTTTACGCGAGAAAATGGTCGTCGCATTGATATTATACGGGATTTTATTGAAACTCTTCCTAAAAAATATCGTCCATATTTATTAGCACCACTTCTGGTGGAAGCATCTATACATAATAATACCAATGGACAATTTTCTGCATATTACAAAAATGGTGAAGTAGGCGCATATGGAGGTAAAAATGGAGTTGATACCAAACGTATTACCAAATCGATTCGATTACCTTATCCGATTTTTAATGACCAAGACTGCGTTGTGAAAAATACACAAATGGACACAAACAAATGGGTTGAATTGTTTCAACGAGAACCTTTAGATATTGTCTATTATGATCCTCCTTATAACAAACATCCTTACAATATTTATTACTTTTTATTGGATATTATTACTCGCTGGGACAAAACAGAAACTATTCCAGATACTACTCGTGGTCAACCGTTGAATTGGAAACAATCGGATTATAATAGTTCAGTTAAAGCTAAATCTGCTATGGAAAACTTGATACAGAAAACAAATGCTACCTATATTTTGTTATCTTATAATGATGGCGGAATTATTTCCATTTCTGATTTAGATGCGTTATTGAAAAATAATAGTGCAAATGTTGAAAAAATACCGATTGTTCATAAAACATACAATCGTTTAAAAGGTATTAGTAATTACAAGCGAGAAAAAGATTATAAAGACGTGAAGGAATTTTTGTATGTTATTAAAAAATAATCTTATTAGAATATATATAATGAGTGGTTTTTCGTTTAAAACGAATACAGAAGAAAGGGATCGTAATGATGTGCCTGCATCTAATGATAGTACTTGCACGGAAGCATGCATGAAATTAGTAAACTCGCAAATTGGCAATGATCTTACTCACGACGAACTTGAGGAATTGAGACTAAATTATCTAAAGGAAAGTAAATGCTGGCTTAGAGGAAAAGACACTTGTCCTTATAATATTGCTGTTAGAGATGCGAAAGTTGAGGATATGAAAAAATATCTTGATACAATTAATAAGGGACTTAATACAAGTAATAAGAGAGGTGGTAAACGTAAATCTCTTCGTTCTCATAAAAAATCCAAGAAAAGAAAACAAACAAAACATATGAGAAAAGGCAAAAATGGAAAAAAATCCAAAACACAAAAAGTAAAACGGTCGAGACACTAATAAAATAAATTTTGAAACCTAATTATATAAATTTTGATCAAATAATGCATATAACAACCCATATATGCATTATTTAATTAATAATAATATATACATATCAATAAAATTCTATTATATATATTCAAAAAAATGTTAAAATTTCGGGGAAAAAGTTCAGCGAAAAAAAAAAAAAAGGACAAAAATAAAATGTCCATTTTTGAAAATTGAAATGAACTTTTTTCCGAAAAAAAACACATTTTTTCGTTCAAAGCTTTATGCTGTAAATGGAAAAAATATGATTTTCATTTTACTGCATAACTTTTTTTTTATTATTTATTTTTAAAAAAACTTGTGGACTTTTTTGTTCTATAAGTATAGAACATTTAGAACAAAAATGTCCACGAAAAATCCATCGAATTTTGAATGTAAAATATGCAACTACAAAACGGTAAGCAAAAGGGACTATAACAAACACCTTTCCACACGGAAACACCAAAATAGAACATTATTGAACAAAAAAGTCCCAAAAAGTCCCCAATTCATTTGTGGTTTGTGTAATAAGTCATTTAATGCAAGAAATAGTTTATGGTATCATAAAAAGAAATGCACAGGAGTTTACGAAAGCGACGAAGATAGTTATTTAGATGAACACGCACAAGATGATGCGGTAGAATCAGATACAATAGTAGCACTTATTAAACAAAATCAAGAATTTAAAGAATTATTATTTGAACAATCAAAACAATTGCAGGATACGCAAAATCAATTGGTAAAAACAAATGAACAAAATATGAATATGCAAATAAAATTATTAGATGCATTCAAAGATGGAAAAACGATTAACAATACAACAAATAATAATCAAAAGTTTAATTTAAATTTTTTCTTGAATACTACTTGCAAGGATGCAATGAATATGTCAGAATTTATTGAAAATATGAATATTAATGTAAAAGATATTGAGAACATTGGTAAAAATGGATATGTATCAGGAATGACAGATATGATTTTATCTCGCATTAAAGAATTGGATGTAACGAAACGGCCTGTACATTGTACAGATCTAAAACGCGAAACAATGTATATTAAAGATAATAATGAATGGAGTAAAGATACGCCTGAAAATTCCAAATTACATAAAATGATAGGATGTGTTGCAAAGCGCAATTATGCATTTGTACCTGTTTGGAGAAAACAACATCCAGAAAGCGATAATTGGGAACATCCTGAATATGATTTTTGTGTAAATATGATGAGAAATATCTTAGGTGATATTGGTAATGAACAAATTAAATTAGATAATAAAGTAATAAAAAAGTTGTCCCGTCATATTTTGATAGATAAATAAAGTTATCGTACAAAGATAATGAATATATTTTATAAGGATATAATATATTTAATTTCAATATGAATAATGAAGAAACACAAATATTTCAACCTTTAGACAAACTAGAAAAAAAACCATTGCCTGTTTCATTTAAAGGAGTGAATATTCGGTTAAAAGATGAAAGTGATGTAATGAAACCGGTTGAAGAAGAAAAAATAGAAAATGTTATTGATAATGAAATGCAGGTAGAAAATGCAGAAGAGAATAAAATACAAGCACCATTTATTGTTGATAAACGAAAAATGAATAATGTAAATCGAAATATGGTATTAAATCGAATTCAACCAAATTTAGAGGTGAAAACATTAGAACAGAAAGTAGAAAAAGAAAATCGGGATAATGTACAAAAAAATCCAACAAGGAAAATAGTTATTCGCGGTCCGGTCGAAACAGAAAAAGTAGCACAGGAGTTAGAAAACAGAATAGATAGAAAAACAGAAGAAACAAAGGAAGAAAAGGAAGAAACAAAGGAAGAAACGGAAGAAACAAAAGAAGAAACATTAGTAATTGAGAAAAAGAAACCAGGTAGAAAAAGGAAAATAAAAATAATACAACAAGAGGATGAAAATGAAGTAAATAATGTTGATTTAACTCAAGCTATTATAAGAACACAAAAAGTAGTTGATCGTTTACCAAGTGAAAAAGAGAAAGTAGTTATAAAAGCATCAAGTTATTATATGAATAATCGCAAAATTTTCATTCAAAAGTTGACAGAATTATTTAAACCTTATCAAACAGAGTTGCGTAATAATCAAGAAAGTATTTCTTGTGGAAGTAATGATAAAAATAAGGTATTTGATTTATTAACACATCAAAAGATAGTTCGTGATTATTTAAATATTTATACACCTTATCGAGGTTTATTATTATATCATGGTCTTGGTTCGGGTAAGACGTGTACATCAATTGCTATAGCAGAGGGAATGAAAACACATAAACGTGTATTTGTTATGACCCCAGCATCTTTAAAAATGAATTTTTTTAGTGAAATGAAAAAATGTGGTGATGAAATGTATAAAAAGAATCAATTTTGGGAATTTGTTAGTATTGACGGTAAACCAGATTATGTGCCTATATTATCCAAAGCGTTATCCTTATCAACACAATTCATTCGTAATAATAATGGAGCTTGGTTAGTAAATATCAATAAAGAGTCTAACTATGAATTATTGGAAACACACGAGAAAGAAATGTTGGATCAACAATTGAATGAAATGATACGTAGTAAATATACTGATATTAATTATAATGGAATGAATGAAAATAAAATGAAGCTTATTACCGGAGATTATACTCGCAATCCTTTTGATAATTCAGTAATAGTAATAGATGAAGCGCATAATTTTGTCAGTCGAATAGTAAATAAAATTAAGAATCACAAGTCTATTTCCTATCGATTATATGATTTTATAATGAGCGCAAAGAATGCAAAGGTAGTGTTGCTAACAGGTACGCCAATTATTAACTATCCTAATGAAATAGGAATTTTATATAATTTGTTAAGAGGATATATTACATCGTGGACGATACCTTTAAAATGGGATCGTAATGAAAAATTAAATGCGAATACAATTCAACAAATGTTGGAAAAAGAAGGAATGAAGACCTATGATTATATTGAATATAGTGATAATAAATTGCATATTACCCGTAATCCTTTTGGATTTGTAAATACAAAGAAACGCGGGGTATTAAAAGGTACACGTAAACAACAAAAACCAGCAGTAAATAAAACTGAAAAAATGAAAGGAGGCGACAATGAATTATTTGATAAATATAATGGCGTCAAATTAGATGATAATGGAAATATTACAGATAACGATTTTTTGAGTTCAGTATTACAAATTTTGAAAAAGAATAAAATGAGTATAATGGAACAACAAATTAAAGAAACAAAACATAAATCACTCCCAGATGATACAGATTCTTTTTTGAAATCTTTTGTTGATGTAGACACAGGTAATGCAATTAATTTAAATTTATTTCAACGAAGAATTTTAGGTTTGACTTCTTATTTTCGAAGTGCACAAGAAGAATTGCTACCTAGTTATGTAAAAACCAAAGAAGGAGATATTTATCATATTGAAAAAACAGAAATGACGGATCATCAATTTAGTTTGTATGAAAAAATTCGCAAAGTAGAAAGTGATAAAGAATCAAAAACAAAAAAGATGGCTCGAATGAAAAAGCCGGGAGACGATGATATGTTTACCATTTCATCAACTTATCGTATTTTTTCGCGAGCAGCCTGTAATTTTACTTTCCCACCTGGTATTGAACGTCCTATTCCTAATTTGAAAGAAGATCAAGAGACATCAGAAGATATTCTCGATGTTGTATCAAAAAATTCAACTGAAAACAAAGAAATTACTTTAGAAAATGAAGGAGAAGACAATAACTTGGATGAAAATGAGGAAGAAAAATATACAAAACGAATAGAAAATGCATTGGACGCTTTGAACGTTGAGAATGACAACAATGAAAAATTATATTTATCAAAGAAAGAATTACCAACCTATAGTCCAAAATTTGCAAAAATATTAGAAAATATTTCGAACCCTGATAATGATGGTTTACATTTAGTGTATAGTCATTTTAGAACAATGGAAGGAATTGGAATTTTACGATTGATATTATTAGCAAATGGTTTTGCCGAATTTAAGATCAAGCGCACAGACAATATCTGGGAATTAGTAGAAGAAGAGAAAGATAAAGGAAAACCCAAATTTGTCTTATATACAGGAACAGAAACTGCAGAAGAAAAAGAAATAATAAGAAATGTTTATAATAGTATGTGGGAATACGTACCAACTAGTATTACTAACAAATTAAATGATATTGCACAGGACAATGTGTATGGAAATATAATTAAAATATTTATGATTACATCTTCAGGAGCAGAAGGTATTAATTTAAAGAACACTCGGTTTGTACATATTGTAGAGCCTTACTGGCATATGGTTCGTGTAGAACAGGTGGTCGGAAGAGCACGAAGAATATGTAGTCATGAAGATTTACCAGAAGAATTGAGGAATGTAAAAATATACTTATATGTATCGACATTAAGCGAAAAACAGAAAAAAGATGAAAAACACATTGAATTGATCATTCGCGATACAAGTAAAATAGATAAGAAAACACCAATAACTACAGACGAAACATTATATGAATTAGCTAGTATGAAACAACGCATTAATAATCAAATATTAACAGCAATTAAGGAATCCGCAGTAGATTGTAATTTGTATGGTAATACAAACAAAAAATCAGAAGAACAATTAGTGTGTTATGGTTTTGGTAAGGTTGAATCTAATGATTTTTCATCTTATCCATCGTTTGAGAAAGATAAACAAGATAAAGGAGGTTTAGATGCTAAAAAGATAAATTGGAAAGGTAAAAAGATAACTGAAAATGGAGTACACTATGTATTGAATCCTAAAACAAATGACGTATATGATTATGATAGTTATCAACGAGCAGTTGAATTAGGTACTGAATTACTAAAAATTGGAGTTTTAAAGAAAATTAACAATAATATGATGATTGTTAGAGAATAAATAATATACCAAGCATATTATTTATAGAATATTGTTCATTTAATTAAAAGCGTCTACGTTGTACTGCAATACCATCTAGTTTGTACCAGCAATTATCAACCTCGTCGGTACATATACTTTCGGAGCCATCATCAAAAGAAATATTGATATTTGCCTTGACGACTTCGCCACTATTTTTATCAGTATAAGAATCAGTTTTGACGGCTTTTGCAACTTTCTTTTGTTCAATAGGATTTCCATTATACGAAAAAATGCTAGTGCCAGCTTCATCAGTATATAAAGTTATGGCGACACCAGAGTATAAACCAGTTCTAAATAGTGTTGCAATATCGGTATTAAGTTGACTATAATTAGCAGTATTTAATTTTGTTGTCATATTATATACTAAATAAATATATTATAATATTATATAATATAATAAATGTCTATTCCTCAAAGGTATATTCCTAAAGTATTAAGTAATAAAGATCATATTCAACAAAAAAAAAATATAATCAAGAGCCGAAAACTGTATAAAAAAGGTAAATACTTTCGGCGCCCTAAAGTTAAAACATTTAAGAGCAAAACGTCTAAACATCTTACAAATGTAAAACGAATATATGATATTGATCCTTTGAAGGTAAATCGAGAGTTGGTTAAAAAAACTAAATGTTCTCGTAAGGGCTTGCGTAAAATTGTCAATAAAGGAATGGGAGCTTATTATTCATCTGGTTCCCGACCAAATCAAACCGCAGAATCGTGGGGCATTGCTAGATTAGGTAGTGCAATAACAGGGGGGCCATCTAGTATGGTAGATTATCATATTTTAGAAAAAGAATGCAAGAATGATAGCATTGCATTAAAAATGGCTAAAAAAACTTGCCGCAATGAAAATAGATGTAATTTAAATAAGACGAAGAAAAATAAATAAATTATTTGAATAATATACTTTTATTCAAATAAAATATAAAAACAAACGCATTGAAATAATTATAATTTTCAATGAATGAGGAAAATAACGTATTGACAATTAAAACTGTCCAAATTCAGCCCATACGAAATATGATAACTGCCATAAAAGATGTACTAACTGATGCAACTATAACATTTACTAAAGATGGTATGAAAATTATTAATTTTGATAAAACACATACTATATTGGTGAATGTAGGCTTGCACGCAAGTAAATTCGAATATTATAAATGTGATCCAGAAAAAATTATTGTATGTGCAAACACTTTGCATTTATTTAAGGTTATTTCGACTATGTCGAACGATGACACATTGTCAATGTATATCGATAAAGAAGATTATCACGAGGGAATTGTATCTCATCTTGGATTGCAATATGATAATGGAGATATTAAACAATGCTATAGTCAAAAATTGCGTTTGATCGAACCGGATGTAGAAGAATTGGTAGTGCCTGATGTAGAATATTCTACAGTAATTAATTTACCTACTACTGATTTTCAAAAAATTATTCGTGATTTGAATGGTATATCTGATCGTATTGAGATCAAATCAGTAGGCAACGATTTAGTATTTTCTTGTGATGGAAATTTTGCTAGTTCTCGTATATTCCGAAGCGAGTCAGGTGGAAATATGGAATTTCTACAAAAATCTGATGCTTCTGTGATTATTCAGGGAGAATTTTCATTGAAAAGTCTAAGTCATTTCATTAAATGTACACCTTTATGCAGTCATTTGGAAATGTATTTGGGTAATGATTTACCATTAATTGTTAAATATGATGTAGCTTCTTTGGGAGAAATAAGAATGTGTTTGGCTCCCTTACCTCCTTCTTAAATAGTAAATTAATATAAAGAATTGCACATATTTATATTAATGAATACCTATGATGTTATCATAAAAAATGGGGTATATATTATATGTGTATGTGGAATATACAGCGCGTATAATCCAATTTTAGCCTTGTATATTTATTTAAAAGCATTTTCTGCAAATTATTATTATCATTATTCATTTTTGTATCCTATTCCAAGATTATATAAATGGAAACATTTGATTCGATTAACAGATACGGGACATATCGCAAATTTCCTATTTTATTTTTACCCGCCTGCACTTCCTGTTTGTTATAATGTTCAATTTATTATTTGTTTTGCATATCATATTACAACGAATTTTTTCGCGATGAAAGATAAAGATGATGCGGAAACAAAAACTTTAATTAATGAACTGCAAGTATTTCATTGTGAAATCAATCATTTGATACCTTATCTTGTTTTATGCTATTTTAATACACAACAAAAATATGATTTCAATTCAAGTACCTTGTGGTATAGTTATTTATGGATATATTGTTGGTTATTGTTTATATATATGCCTTGGCGTTATTATACAAATGATTCCGTATATTCAGTACTAGATAATAGTGTATCTCTAAAAACAAAAGGATTTATTGTTAGTATTGTGCATATATTAATCTACGTTGCAAATGAAAGTGGATGTTATATGAATGAAATATTTTATTAAATATTAAAGGTTATTATTTAATAAAATAAAACAAAATGTGGTTATAAAATATAATGTCAATTTATTTATCTCCTTCGGGAAGTGATGTTAGTGGAGATGGCAGTTTATCAAATCCATACAATTCATTGGAGACCTCTTTGTCCAATGTATCTACAGAAACAGAAATTATATTGTTAGAAGGAACATATGAAATAAATACAACTGATATTACTATTGACGGAATTACAATTAAAGGTGAGGAAAATAAAAAAGTTATATTGGATGGAACACGAGATATAAATGAGTTAAAAGCTACCAATGAAGAATGGACACAGATAACACATACTGCTATTTCAGAAGATGGTAATACATCAACTGAAACAAATATTTATAGATTAAAATTAGCAGACAATGTTGATATTTGGCAAATATTTAGTAATAGACAAGAAGTAATGAACGCTAGATACCCATCTGCACAATGGAATGACGAGAGTGTATACGATTTAACAAATCATTGGGGACACGGATATTATGATAATGCAACAAATGGTTCAATACCTTATAGCAACGGTTCAATAATTGACTATGCTACAACTGAAACAAATTTGTATAAATTTGTTAAGAAAATTCAAACAACAAATGCTAGTTTTGATTTAACAGGTGCAATTGCGAATTTGAATGTAGGTTCATTTAAAACTTTCACAAAATTATTAACTGGAATGACATTAGATGATGCTAATGAACAAATAACATTGTCATATGATAGTGTAGATTTATGGAAAGAAAAACATCATTATTATTATTTGGAAAATAAATTAGAGTTTTTAAACTCTGAGAATGAATGGTATTTTGATAGTGTAAATAAATATTTATATGTACGATTATTTGACGATGCGAATCCGGTAAATATGAATATTCGTGCAAAAGTACAAACCTATGCATTAAATATTCTTAATAATAATGTCATTATTAATAATTTGAATTTTTTCGGTAATACAATATACGGAAATAAAAATAATATTCAGATAACAAATTGTAATTTTTTGTATCCTAGTTGTTATGCTCGTTCTTTAAATAAAATAAATTATTCAAATAGCGATGATAGTTTTGATAATACAACAATGATAAAAAGTGGAACTGGTTGTAGAATTTATCAGTGTGTCTTCAAATACACTGATGGAATTGCATTAGAAATGTGGGGTGGAAATAATACATTAGAAGATTGCTATTTTTCTTATATTGATAAAACTGTTGCTAATCTATCTTCTGTTATGACAACAGTACGTTTGAATGGAAGCAATAACACTGTAAAAAACAATACATTTTATAAAACAGCTGCTTCTTCTACTTTAAATTCTGGCGATGAAGCTGTAATTGAATATAATGATTTGTCAAATTCAGGGTATTTGCAAAGTGATGGTGCAATGATTCATTGTATGGTAAATCAACAAACAAATGTAAAAATCAGATTTAACTGGTGCCACGATACGACTAAATATGGTATTCGCTTTGATGGGAATGGAGATGGTCATACCGGCTATATTCATCATAATGTTGTTTGGAATTGTGAAGGTGGTATTATGGTGAAAGGTGGGGAATTAAGTGATGGAATAACGGTTGGAGGACATTTTGTTTATAATAATACAGTATTTAATAGTTATGATCAAGGAAAAAATGATATTATGGTATTAAATGAACAACCTCCTAGTAATCCTGTACCTATTAATTATGGTTCTATAGTTATGAATAATCTAGGGGAAAGAATATATGGACATCGTTCTTCTGAAACTGCATTTGACAGTCAAATATATGCTGCAAATAATATCAATGCACAAGATGTAGAAAGCTATTTACAATCATTTTCTACACGGGATTTTCGTCCAATTAATGATAATACTATCATCAATCAAGCAGATACAACAACTACTGTGGCAAATACATATGTTGCAAATTTGCCAGAATATAATTCTGATTCGAGTTTAGAATTCAGTCCTGGAAATGGTGAAGATAAATTAACTAGTGATATTGGTGCATTAAATGCGAATGATGTTTTATGGACAGCAGGTATTACTTGGAATACAAACTCATTAAGCGAAAGTAGTTTAGATTCATATATTACAAATAATGTATTAAATATGTTTAACTATTACTCGACAAATACTTTATTTCAATATACAATTACCAATGATACAGATTATATTATGGACGATGATGATTATAGCATTATTAGTTCAGCATTTAATCGTTGGGATGAATTAGTACTACCTGATAGTAGATTTAATAATGATTATACTATTAATGTCTCGTTTAATATAGAAAGTCTTGAAGATGGAATATTAGGAGGAGCATCAGTACAAACAGCATATTATTTTGGAACATATACCTTTGGCAATGTATTTCCACAAAGTGGTCAGATAACATTAAATAAGAATTATATTGAAATAATGAAATCAAATATTAGAGAAGATGGATATTCAAGTTATTATCACGTATTAATGCACGAATTAGGCCATATTTTAGGAATAGGCACTTTTTGGAATGTACAAAACGCCCCTATAGTTTCTTATGACGATAATGGCGAAACCAAATATTATTATGCAGGTACGAATGCAGTAAAACAATATAAATCTTATTTGGGTTTTATGAAAGATGACATTGTTGGTATACCGATAGAAGATAATGGTTCAATTGGTACAGAAAATGTTCATCCAGAAGAGGGCGAAGAAGGAACCACATCTGCAAATAATCGTTATATTAATGGAATATTTCATCCTGGTTTAAATAATGAGTTAATGACAGGTTGGTTAGATGCTTATCCTGATTCCACACCATTAAGTAGAATAACCTTGGGTTTTTTAGAGGATATGGGATTTTCAGTAAATTATAATCTAGTGGATAATTATAGGATAATGTCCGAATGGCTAGATTTATCCCAAAATGCGAACTGTTTCAAATCCATGTATGTTAAAGGATTTGTAGACATAAGTGGAGGTGATCTAACAATACGAAATGATTCTAATCTCATAACTGAAGGAGATGTATCATTTAATAAAAATTTGTATGTAAAAGACTCTATAACTTTAAATAGCGATGACATAGGTTCTCATTTACAAGTAATTGATCTTTCAATCAATGATATTGCTACACGTTTGCAAGAAAGTGATACTTCATCAAATGATATTAGTACAAACTTACAAAGAACTGATGTTTCAGTAAATTTATTAGATGTTTCAGTCGATGATATTAGTACAAACTTACAAAAAACGGATGTTTCAGTAAATTTATTGGATGTTTCAGTCGATGATATTAGTACAAACTTACAAAGAACGGATGCTTCACTAAATTTATTGGATATTTCAGTCGTTGATATTAGTACAAACTTACAAAGAACGGATGCTTCAGTGAATTTATTAGATGTTTCGGCAAATGATGTTAATGCTAGAATTACATCTTTAGAATCGACAACCAGTAGTTCTAATAATCCCACATTTACTGGTTTATTAACAGCAAATAATGATTTATTAGTTAATGAACGTTTGTTTATTATAGGAGATGCATCTTTTAATAGTGAAATAGGTTTTAATGGTGTACTTCGTATGGGCAATCATATCTTACCTACCTCAAATGCTCAATATGATCTGGGTAATGCAGAATATAAAATTCGTCATTTATTTTTGTCTGATTATTCGTTGTGGGTAGGTGATGAAAACAAGATAGATATTAGTAATAATGTTATGAAAATTAAAAAACGTTTTACTAACAAAATTCCTGCTACATTATCTTTTGTTGGTATAACTGAAGGAGAAGTTTTGGACTATGGCAATACTATAGGTAAACCCGCAATTACTGAGTTTACGCTTACTGATTGGATAAACTATTCTAATCAATCTGGATATATTATTAATGGTAAACAGCCTGGAGAAATAGAGATTAGTGATATTTTTTTATATGATGAAGATTTTGAAGTAAATAGAGATGCTGCATTTGGAGAATCTGATGCTCAATTGTTAAAACGTTTGTTTGTAGCGGGTGATGTTTCTTTTAATAATCAGGTCTATGTCAACGAATCACTTATTTTAAAAGAGGATAATATCGGTACACATCTTTCTGAATTAGATGTATCTGTAAATCAATTAGAAGACTCTACTAATGTTGCAATTGCACATCTTTCTGAATTAGATGTATCTGTAAATCAATTAGATGTATCTACTAATGTTGCGAGTGCACATCTTTCTAAATTAGATGTATCTGTAAATCAATTAGATGTCTCTGCTAATGTTGCAAGTACACATCTTTCTGAATTAGATGTATCTGTGAATCAATTGTTAATATCGTCCACTTCTGACAATTCACATCTTTCTGAATTAGATGTATCTGTAAATCAATTAGATGTATCTGTAAATCAATTAGATGTCTCTGCTAATGTTGCGAGTACACATCTTTCTGAATTAGATGTATCTGTAAATCAATTAGATGTCTCTGCTAATGTTGCAAGTACACATCTTTCTGAATTAGATGTATCTGTGAATCAATTATTAATATCGTCCACTTCTGACAATTCACATCTTTCTGAATTAGATGTATCTGTAAATCAATTAGATGTCTCTGCTAATGTTGCGAGTACACATCTTTCTGAATTAGATGTATCTGTAAATCAATTAGATGTCTCTGCTAATGTTGCGAGTACACATCTTTCTGAATTAGATGTCTCTGTGAATGATATAGAAACTCGCATAGATAATTTAGATACTGCAACTAGTTCTAGTGGAAATTTTTCTAATACTCAACAAATTAATTATTCTTTACAAAAAACATTCACCGGAACTAACTCTGGATTCTTTTCCGGACGAGATGGATGTGCAATAAGTGGTTCTGGTAGCATCTTAGCATATTTTGATACAGGTATCATAAAAATATATGAAAATGTGAATGATGATTGGGTTGAACACAGCACTTTTACTGCTCATTCAGACAATGTCTATAGTGTTATTAGTTTAAATTATAGTGGTAATAGAATTGCAGTAGGGCAACCCAGTCCATATTGGACAAAAATTTATGAATACAATTCTCCAGAATGGACACAAATTGGAACTATATCTAATATAACACGCTGTGCATTAAATGATAATGGAGATATTATTGCATTATCAGGATATTATTATAGTGATTCAATGGTATATCAATATGCTAATAATACGTGGACTCAATTAGGAGGAACACTTGCTTCGAGCGTTAATAGCGTACTAGCAATAAATTCAGCAGGTGATATAGTTGCTTTTTCACAACCAGCTGGTAATAAAGTAAATGTATTTAAATATTCTAATAATGTATGGAGTCAATATGGTCAAGAATTACAAAATACAGTTTTTGTTCCTGGTGTTAATATAAGTAATTTTGGTCAATCATTAAGTCTCAGCGCAAGTGGTAATATTCTTGCAATTGGTGCGCCTAGAGACAATACTACTGGTGAACACGTTTTTATAGCTGAATACAATAGCGGGACATCAACCTGGGATCTTCAAGCAACCATAATTGGTAGACATTATGATGATCATTTTGGTATGAGTGTGGCATTAAATGCAGATGGTAATAAATTATTAGTAGGTGCATCTAATCAAGATGATCCTTCATCTTCGCGTTCTGGTTATGTTTCATATTATGAATATACAAATTCTCAATGGAATAACATACAAAATATATATGGAAATGCATTAACAAGATACACTGTTGGAGGATTCAATTTTGGCGAAGCGATTGCTATGAGTAGTGATGCTTCAGTTATAGCAATAAATGCTCCCGCATGGCCGAATACGCCTTCTCTTTCCGTTTATAAACGACAAACAACTATAACAACAATAGATGAACAATTAAATGTCACTAATCTAGTAATTAATGGTGATATATCATGGAATCCATATAGTATTTACCCTAATTCTATACCAAAGGGAGCTCTTATTGGTGGTGCAAATAATCTAGGTGATGTTTCTATGAATCGTCTTTATGTAAGCGAAAATGTTCAATTCAGTGATGATTCTATTGTTGCATTTGGCACCAACTCTGCAGCAACACTTATACAAGGACAAAGTATATTAACAACGCAATGCTGGACGACATATCTTGAAGTAAGACAGAAATCTATTCTAATTAATGATGCATCTTTGAATAGTCGTCTCTTTGTTGCTGATGATGTTTCTTTTAATAATAATCTTTATGTGAAGGAAAAATCCATCTTAAGTGATGTTTCTATGAATCGTCTTTTTGTTAGTCAAGAAGCTTTCTTCGCTGAGGATAGTCATGTTACTTTTGGCTCTCCAAGTAGTCAGAATAAAACATATATATACAACGGAACTGTAAGACCGTGGGAATTGAGCAGTAATAATCGTCTCTATGTCACAGGGACATCTATCTTAAACAATGACGTTTCAATGAATAGTCGTCTCTTTGTTGCTGATGATGTTTCTATGAATGCGGATCTTTATGTGAAGGAGAAATCCATCTTAAGTAATGATGTATCTTTGAATCGTCGTCTCTTTGTTGGTGATGATGTTTCTATGAATGCGGATCTTTATGTGAAGGAGAAATCCATCTTAAGTAATGATGTATCTTTGAATAGTCGTCTCTTTGTTGCTGATGATGTTTCTCTCAATGCTGATCTTTATGTAAATGGTACAACAACAGTTAATAATCATATTATACCAACTGTAGCAAATACGTTTGATTTGGGTACTAGCTCAAAGCCATTCCGTTCTTTGTATATTAGTGAAAATACAATTAATTTTGTAGGTACAGACGAATCTGGTCAAACAACTGGTGAAAGTGCATCATTAACTGTAAATTCTCAAACAGGAGGTATGAGTGTATCAACTACTGCTCCAGAGGAGAATGGTGGAAATAGTATTAATGGTGAAATGTTATTACTTAGTGATGGTATCGTGAATATTCAAGGTGATGTAAGTTTATCTAGAGTTTTTGTTCAATCCGATGCTTGTTTAAATAATGGACTATATGTAAATGAAAAATCTATATTAAATGGTGATGTATCGATTAATAATAATGTTGTTATTGGAAAAGATCTTACTATACAAGGTAATTTATCAGTTAATCAATATCAAAATGAAACTATTATAAATACAACAACTACTGATTATACTTTGATTGTTGCTGAAGATTTATCATTAAATGGTCGTATGTTTGTAAGAGACGATGTCGAATTAAATAAACGTTTATATGTAGCCAATGATGTTTCTATAAATGCTAATTTATATGTTAAAGATTCTTTAACATTAGGAAATGATGATATCGGTGTTCATTTAACTCAACTAGATAGTTCTTCTAACCTTGCAGCCACCCACCGCGCTCAATTAGATGCATCATCCAATATTGCGGCTACTCACCGTGCTCAATTAGATGCATCATCCAATATTGCGGCTACTCACCGTGCTCAATTAGATGCATCATCCAATATTGCGGCTATTCACCGTGCTCAATTAGATGCATCATCCAATATTGCGGCTACTCACCGTGCTCAATTAGATGCATCTTCTAATCTTGCAGCAATCCATCGTGCTCAATTAGATGTTTCGTCCAATATTGCAGCAACCCATCGTGAGCAATTAGATGTTTCATCCAATCTTGCAGCAACCCATCGTGCTCAATTAGATGCATCATCCAATCTTGCGGCTACTCACCGTGCTCAATTAGATGCATCTTCTAATCTTGCGGCCATCCATCGTGAGCAATTAGATGTTTCATCTAATCTTGCTGCAACTCATCGTGCTCAATTAGATGCATCTTCTAATCTTGCTGCAACCCATCGTGCTCAATTAGATGTTTCCTCCAATATTGCTGCAACCCATCGTGCTCAACTAGATGCTTCATCCAATATTGCTGCTACCCATCGTGCTCAACTAGATGCTTCATCCAATATTGCTGCTACCCATCGTGCTCAATTAGATATTTCTGTAAATCAATTAGATGCATCTATGAACTCAATTTCAACACATCTATCTCAATTAGATGCTTCATCTAATATTGCTGCGACCCATCGTGCTCAACTAGATGCATCATCTAATCTTGCAGCGACCCATCGTGCTCAACTAGATGCATCATCTAATCTTGCAGCAACTCATCGTGAGCAATTAGATGTTTCATCTAATCTTGCAGCAACTCATCGTGCTCAACTAGATGCATCTTCTAATCTTGCAGCAACTCATCGTGCTCAACTAGATGCATCTTCTAATCTTGCCGCAACTCATCGTGCTCAACTAGATGCATCTTCTAATCTTGCCGCAACTCATCGTGCTCAATTAGATCTTTCTGTAAATCAATTAGATGCATCATCTAATCTTGCAGCAACTCATCGTGCTCAATTAGATCTTTCTGTAAATCAATTAGATGCATCATCTAATCTTGCAGCAACCCATCGTGCTCAATTAGATGTGTCTTCTAATCTTGCAGCAACCCATCGTGCTCAATTAGATGTGTCTTCTAATCTTGCAGCAACCCATCGTGCTCAATTAGATGTTTCATCTAATCTTTCTGCTACCCATCGTGCACAATTAGATATTTCTGTAAATCAATTAGATGCATCTATAAACTCATTTTCAACACATTTATCTCAATTAGATACTTCATCCAACCTTGCGGCGACTCATCGTGAGCAATTAGATGCATCTTCTAATCTTGCAGCAATACATCGTGCACAACTAGATGCATCTTCTAACATTGCCGCGACCCACCGTGCTCAATTAGATGCGTCTTCTAATCTTGCAGCAATTCATCGTGCTCAATTAGATACTTCATCCAACCTTGCGGCAACTCATCGTGAGCAATTAGATGTATCTTCTAATCTTGCAGCAATTCATCGTGCTCAATTAGATGCGTCTTCTAATCTTGCGGCGACTCATCGTGAACAATTAGATGTATCTTCTAATCTTGCAGCAATTCATCGTGCTCAATTAGATGCGTCTTCTAATCTTGCGGCTACTCACCGTGAGCAATTAGATGTATCTTCTAATCTTGCAGCAATTCATCGTGCTCAATTAGATGCGTCTTCTAATCTTGCGGCGACTCATCGTGAGCAATTAGATGCATCTTCTAATCTTGCGGCTACTCACCGTGAGCAATTAGATGCATCTTCTAATCTTGCGGCTATTCACCGTGCTCAATTAGATGCGTCTTCTAATCTTGCGGCTACTCACCGTGCTCAATTAGATGTATCATCCAATATTGCTGCCACTCACCGTGCTCAATTAGATGTATCATCCAATATTGCTGCCACTCACCGTGATCAATTAGATGTATCATCCAATATTGCTGCCACTCACCGTGCTCAATTAGATGCATCATCTAATCTTGCAGCAATTCATCGTGCTCAATTAGATGCATCTTCTAATCTTGCGGCTTCTCACCGTGCTCAATTAGATGCATCATCCAATATTGCGGCCACTCACCGTGCTCAATTAGATGCATCATCCAATATTGCGGCCACTCACCGTGCTCAATTAGATGCATCTTCTAATCTTGCGGCTACTCACCGTGCTCAATTAGATGCATCATCCAATATTGCGGCCACTCACCGTGCTCAATTAGATGCATCATCCAATATTGCGGCCACTCACCGTGCTCAATTAGATGCATCTGTAAATATTTTAGATTCTATTAAAGTAAATAGTGAAAATCCAGTATTTACTGGAGTATTAACTGCACAGGATGCATCATTTAATAAAAATGTTTATATCAAGCAAGATTTAACAGTTGATGGAAATTTAAGTGTAGTTTCTTATAACAATGAATATATCATTAATACAACAACCACCGATTATACATTAATAGTAGCTGAAGATCTTTCATTAAACGGTCGTTTATTAATTTCTGAGGATGCATCATTTAATAAAAATCTATTTGTATCTAACGATTTACTAGTTGGTGAAATATTAAATAAAACATCATATTCAATTACGAATAATGGAATAGGTGGGTATAATGTAGATGGAGTTGCAAATGATACAATATATTTACAGCGAGGAAAAGATTATACTTTTAATGTAAATGCTTCTGGACATCCATTTTATATTCAAACTAGCAGTGGTGCATATAATAGTGGTAATGTTTATAATAGTGGAATAACAAATAATGGTATATCAAGTGGAAGTATCACATTTTCAGTTGCTTCTAATGCACCTAACACACTATATTATGTATGTCAATATCATTCATCCATGCAAGGTACTATTATAATAAATGATAGTGAAAATAATAGATTATTTGTGCAAGGTGATGCTTCGTTTAATAAAAATTTATATGTGAAAGATTCAATAACAATAGGTAGTGATAACATTTCAACTCATTTATCACAATTGGATGCATCTTCTAACATTGCAGCAACACACCGTGCTCAATTAGATACTTCTGCTAATGCAACAACAACACACTTAGCACAATTAGATGCATCTTCTAACCTTGCAGAAACACACCGTGCTCAATTAGATACTTCTGCTAATGCAACAACAACACACTTAGCGCAATTGGATACTTCTGCTAATGCAACAACAACACACTTAGCACAATTAGATGCATCTTCTAACCTTGCAGCAACACACCGTGCTCAATTAGATACTTCTGCTAATGCAACAACAACACACTTAGCGCAATTGGATACTTCTGCTAATCTTGCAGCAACACACCGTGCACAATTAGATACTTCTTCTAATCTTGCAGCAACACATCGTGCACAATTAGACGCTTCTGCTAATGCAACAACAACACACTTAGCACAATTAGATACTTCTGCTAATGCAACAACAACACACTTAGCACAATTAGATACTTCCGCTAATGCAACAACAACACACTTAGCACAATTAGATACTTCCGCTAATGCAACAACAACACACTTAGCACAATTAGATACTTCCGCTAATGCAACAACAACACACTTAACACAATTAGATACTTCTGCTAATGCAACAACAACACACTTAACACAATTAGATACTTCTGCTAATGCAACAACAACACACTTAGCACAATTAGATACTTCCGCTAATGCAACAATAACACACTTATCGCAATTGGATACTTCTGCTAATGCAACAACAACACACTTAGCACAATTAGATACTTCTGCTAATGCAACAACAACACACTTAGCACAATTAGATACTTCTGCTAATGCAACAACAACACACTTAGCACAGTTGGATACTTCCGCTAACCTTGCAGCAACACACCGTGCTCAATTGGATACTTCCGCGAACCTTGCAGCAACCCATCGTGCACAATTGGATACTTCCGCTAACCTTGCAACAACCCATCGTGCACAATTGGATACTTCCGCTAACCTTGCAGCAACACACCGTGCTCAATTGGATACTTCCGCTAACCTTGCAGCAACACACCGTGCTCAATTGGATACGTCCGCTAACCTTGCAGCAACACACCGTGCTCAATTGGATACTTCCGCTAACCTTGCAGCAACACACCGTGCACAATTAGACGCTTCCGTCAATTCAATAGAAACAAACAAAGTAGATAAATCTTCAGCCGTATTTACTGGTGATGTTACAATGAATAGCAGATTATTTGTAGCTGGAGATGTATCATGGAACAGTGCAAATATTGCAGCTGATTCTATTCCTGCATCTGCTATTATTGGAGGGGTCGGTGGTGATAATAATTTTACTACTATGGTGACTATGGCAGATCTTAGTTTGAATAATCGTCTTTTTGTTGGTGGTGATGTTTCATTAAATGGAGGATTATATATTTCAGGTGATATATCATGGAATTCTGCAAATATACCTGCTAATTCAATACCAAGTGCAGCCGTAATTGGAAATTCATCATCATCATCATCATCATCATCTGTAGATGTAGCTGCAATTAGTGCTGATTTAAGTTTGAATACACGTATGTATGTTGTTAAAAATAATATTGGAACTGCTAATACGTGGTCTAAAATTGGTTCTGATATTGATGGTATTGAGACTGGTGATTCAATGGGAAGAGCCGTTGCAATCAATAAAGATGGTTCCATTGTCGCATCAAGCTGTTTATATTCTCAAGATACAACATTTACAGTAAGACAACCTACTCACGATTGGGATTTCCGTATTGCTGGTTTAACCACTATTACAGATTCCATTGGAGGTACAGTTCAATTTCAAACGGATAGAGCTACTACCTCTTCTGGATGGTATAAGATGTTCAATCAAAATTATATGAGAACCAAATCTAGTACAAGATTACCAAAATTCGGTGGTAATAGATATACTATAGAATTTTATTTCTATTCAGATTACTATGATGCCAATAAATCAAGAGCTTTACTTGCTGCATATGATACTAATGGAACTTATCGACAAGGTTTTGGTGCAACTGGGGGAAATAATTTTACTTTTCAAAATAATTTATCAACCAATAGTACCACTCCAGGGGGCGGTACATATCATTTTGTAATGACTCTGGATATGGATAATGATGTAGCAACATTCTATTTGAATGGTTCTTCTTTTGATACTGAATCCTCACCAAGTGATATAGCTCCTAGACAAGAAAATGAAATTCAATATTTTATTGGTACTAATTCTAGTATAGATACTACTCGAACAGTGCCAGGAACATATAAAACTTTCCGCATCTGGACTGATGTAGCATTAACAGCAACAGAAGTAAGCCAATTATATAGCTATAGAAATACGGCTTCTTCTACTTTAGCAAGTCAATGGATTACTGATTATGGAGTAGTGAAATTATATAAACAAGTTGCTTCCAATTTAACAAAATTAGGAAAAACAACATACAACAGTGATTCTTGGTCGCAATTAGGTTCTACAATTACAGGTGAATCATTAATTGATTTATTTGGAACATCTATTCATTTAAATGGAAATGGTAATATTATTGCAATTGGTGCTCCATTGAATGATGCTGGAGGGTATGAAGCCGGCCATGTACGTGTATATGAATATAGCAGTGCTACTTGGTCGCAATTAGGGTCTGATATTGATGGTAATGCAGGAGAAATGATCGGTGGAGAGAATGCTGTTTCATTGAATAAGGACGGTACTATATTAGCTATTGGTACAGACAAAAATGATACTGCAGGAACAAATGCTGGCTGTGTACGTGTATACCAATATAGCAATTCGTCATGGAGTCAACTTGGTTCTGATATTACAGGTAAATCTGCGGGTGATGGTTTTGGTCATTCAGTATCATTAAATAATGACGGTACTATTCTAGTAATTGGTGCTTGGAGTGCAAATAGTAATGCCGGAGAGGTAAGTGTATATCAATATAGTAATTCTGCGTGGTCGCAATTAGGATCTGATATTGCAGGAGAAGCATCTAACGATTACTTTGGAGTTGATGTTGCAATAAATGGAGATGGAACTATTATAGCAGCCGGTGCCTATCTTCATGATAGTGGAAGGGGAAACGTAAGAGTATATCAATATAGTAGTTCTACATGGTCTCAATATGGAGGCGATATTAACGGATCTTCGGCGTCAAATGCAGGTGTAAGCGTATCATTAAGCGAAGATGGATCACTAGTTGCATTTGGTGCAAATCTTGTCAGTAGTAGTCGAGGACATACGAGAGTTTATCAATATAATGGTACCTCTTGGAGTCAATATGGTAGTGATATAAATGGAGCACAATATTATGAAGAATCTGGTAAATCTATATCTATGAGTAGAGATGGTAATGCACTTATTATAGGGGCAGCAAAGAACGATGATTACGCAACTGATGCTGGAAACGTTCGAGTATATCAATACAATAATTATATAGAACGTATTACAACCTTAGGATTATATGGATTAGATGGATTAGATGTAAGTTTTAATAAAGCCCTTTCAACACAACGTTTGTATGTAAATGAAAATGCCGAATTTAATAATATAAATGTATCTGTAGATGTGTCCGGCAATAATCGAGTAGATATTAATACTGACGTTTCTTTGAATGGTCCTACTAGTATTAATGGAATATATTATGAATATCACGATGTTGCTTCATTTCCAACGAGTATTTCTGGAAATTTCCCAGGCAGTAGTTCAACTGATCGTAATCAATATACTATAACTAAAAGTAATTATACTGGAGTCGATGCGTGGAAAAATGGCGATTATACCGTAGAAGCTAATTCCTATAATAGTTTTGGTAATAACAATCCAGAAAATGTATTTCATCCAGGTATTTCCGATCCATCAACCTCACACTCCTATGATTGGATGTCAGGTGGAACAACCAGTTTGACCTATTTAGATGAGCTTGATAATACGGTCACATTAACTCCAGACTACACTGGACACTGGCTTTCATTAACAACTCCATATGCTGTGAAATATACTTCAGTATATATATTTTGGGGATTTAATAGAAGTAGACAACTCTGGTTTTTAGGGGAAGATGAAAAAGGCGATCGAAGATTAATTCATTTTGTAAGTGCAAATCACAATCAAAAAACAGGGTATACATATACATTTGATGATCACGATGTATATACTAAAAGAATTTATGTATACTTTAGAGGGAAGGATGGTCATAATAATACTACAGTAAGAGTTAGAAATATTAGTTATGGAGGAATTGCAAGACCAGACTTTAGATCTCCTTTAACTGTGAATACATCTAGTATATTTAATAGTTCTAGTATGTTTAATAATGACGTAATATTTAATAATGATATTAGTGGTAATATTGTTGTAACTGGTGATGCTTCATTCAATGATATTGTTACTGTGAAAAATAAATTAGATATTGTTCCAATGACTGGCAATACCAGCTCAACATATGCTCTTCGTATGTTAATGACCACCATTAATGGTGGAGCAGCGGGTTGGGAAAGTAGCGATTACTACGCTTGGGATTTAGCACCTGGTTATGTCGGATGGCATTTACATTTTCTTTTTAGAGCAGAAACTCGTGGATATATTCTCGTAATGGAACAGTTGAACAAATTGATTTTACTGGTCAACATAGATCAATTATCAAAAATGTTCACGTGAATGATGTACCAAATTATATTGGTCGTATTGTTTGTGCTAATAATAATGAATATTTATCGATGAGTTCAATGACAAAGGGTGTTAATGCTATACAAATAAATGAATCTTTACCCGTGGTATCATTATGTAATAAAGAAAATGATAAAACTTGTTATGGTGTAATTAGTGGAATAGAAGATATGACTAATTTACGAACATACGAAGTAGGCTCGTTTGGAAGCGTATTCGATAAAATAACAGGAGATACCCGTGTACATATTAATTCATTGGGCGAAGGTGCAATGTGGGTATGTAGCAAAAACGGAAATTTCGAAAGCGGTGATTATATTACAACGTCAATTAACGGATATGGAGAAAAACAAAATGATGATTTATTACACAATTACACGGTTGCCAAAATAACAATGGATTGTGATTTCCAACCGCATATGGTACCTGATAAAGAACCTATTAGTACAAATGTATCTTATACAACAGATATGGATGAAAACATATATGTGAATAATATTATGGTATATAAGAAAGAAACTAAGTGGACTCATCCTGAATATTCCATTGAAAAACACGATAATGGTTCTATAACAGTGAAAAAATACAGTTTTGACAATTATGGTAATTTAAATTGGCAAAATACAAACAACCAAATGGTTGAATTTACTATAAAATACATTGATGAAAATGGTAATGATATATCGAGTAATGAATATATACAAAAAATAATTAATAATGAAACATTTTATACTTGTGCGTTCGTAGGAGTTACCTATCACTGTGGATAATAATTTTAATAAAAATTGATACAAAATTCTATAATAATTTTATATCAATACAACAACAAAATGACACGAGATCAAAAATTTCAAAAATGTTTCAATGATTATATGTTGAATGTTAATATCAACAACATTGATTATTCATTCAGTTATAATTTACAAAATTTAACAGAAAATAAAACTAGATGTGAACATAAATATTTATTGACTATATATGGTAATATGGAGAGTGAATATAGTACAGGAGAAAATGTATCAACTGTTTTACCAACAACAAGACAGTTTATAAAGCATATGAAAGATTTCTTTGAACCTTATCAAAAATTTTCTCCTAACGGTCGAACTAAATTATCTTATATTTCCTATATTACACAGCCAACTAATGATATTATTACAACAATTAACTTTAACATTATATACGATAAAGATCATTTACCTTTTCCACAATTATTAACACAAGAAGAAAAATATATTATGGAAATTGCTGAATTAAACGACTTAGTTGAAATGCATTATAAAGGCAAAAATTTATTCAAAAAAAGATATAATAATGCAATGATCAAATTGAAAAAAGTGCAAGACAGAATACAAGAAAAAATATCTAATATGTATGAAAACAATAATGATTGTCCCGTATGTTATGAAAAGATTGAAAAAACAAATTTAATTGTACCTCTTTGCTTTCACTATATATGTGTATCTTGTTATGACAGATGTGATAAGTGCCCATTATGTCGTGAAGAATATTTGTAATTAATTTATTATATTCCAGAAAAGTTGACTATTTTTTCTTTTGACGAAGAAGGAGTATTTATTACACAATTGGTTGCATTTTCAATATTAAAATTATCATTTACATTTGTTATTAACGATACTGTAATATTACTTAATACATTTGTACTATCAATAGAAACAGAAGTTGTATCAATATTCGTAAAATCTAATTCTTTACTTGCATTGTATGTTAAATTAAATGTAAACGAAAAACCGGGAGATGTATTTAAATAGATATTTGAAATAGTCATATAACCTAGATATAAATTTGCAGAAAAATCATAAGTATCACTAGTAATACTTGGATCAGGCTGTAATAATAATTGTATATCATTTGTATCTATAGATGTTATTGATGGATTATATCCAATTTCATCATTACCGTATAAAATTTTGGTCGATATATTATTCAAATTTATATTAATTAATAAAGTATCAGTATTTAAATCCATTCCGGTTCCTTCTATATTAATAACAACAGGACTAATATATGTATATGTATATATTTCTTGTTTAATCGCCTTACGTATTAAAAGTGTGGATATTACTGTTAATATATCTAATCCTGATTGCGCAATAGTATTTGAATTTACAAATAAAGACCACTCGTCATTATCTTCACTAATTTGAAGTGCATTTGCAAATCGATTTGGTAAATAATTATATAACGGAACACTTTTATCTTCAACTAATTCAATAATAGGTCCGGGAATATTAGAAGATGAAGTTTTTACAGGTATAAGATGATCTTCGCTACATACAATAGTATTGCCACGATAATTTCCTTTAAATATTTGAGATAATTTTTCTCTTTGATTTATTTTACGAGTATTTGACCCTTGTTTTGCATATTTCAATATTTCGACTTTTCTTCTCATATTTATTTGTGCACTAGTAAATTCAGGATAAGGTGAAATTGGTTCATACCTATTTTGAGGTTTATTAAACAACATACTGAATTTTCTTTGTGCACACGCGGTTTGAACAGTGTTATCAGACATTTATAAATATGTATTTATAAATATCATTCATATATTTATTCTTATCAAAGAATTAATAAATTTTGCTTGTATACCAAAGGTTTGATAAGTAATTATAGTTATTCATCTTCTTGTCTCTAACTGTAATCATCTTAGTATTTGGACCAGCTGAAACAATACTAGTAATATCAAATATACTTAATGCTTCATTAAAATATCTTAAATTAGATATCTTACCTGCAATGCCATTGTTTTTACCAATATGTACATCATAATAATTTTGAATAGGTACTTCTCTAAATTGTAATCTACCTGACACTACTCCATTTACATATACCTCCATAATGATATTTTTCATACGTATGATCACATTAACCCACTTTTTAATAGGAATATTTTTTATTTCTAAAGAGTTTTCGGCATTATTCGATCTACCAGTTTTTGTATCCATAATAATGAAAAAAGACGCAGTATTAGGGTCTTCTTTATTACCAGATACTTTCTGTTTTACATATAAACCGGGACCGTTTGAAACATCAGCTATTCCGTGCATATCAAAAGATGCATTTCCTTTATTAAATACGTGTTGAAAATTTTCATATTCATCACCTGTGTTCAAATCGTCAATAAAAACCCATGTTGACCACGTGAATTCTAAACCTTCTGATTCATTATTTGACCTTTTTATTAATATGGATCCATCTTGTGAAGGATTTTGAGGAATAGTCATATTTGCGTTTCCTTCAACCATACCTTTTACTAAATAAGGATTATCTGCTGGCGAAAATAGATATTGAAGTAAATTTATTCCTAAATTAAGAAGAAAAATAAATATAATAACAATAAATACTACAAAAGCTAATTTGGCAAAGAGAGTATTAGATTGAAGAAATTTCATTGAATTTTCACCAGCACTATCAACATTTGCTTGCGCTGTATCAGAAAACCCGCTTAAACTATTTTGAATTTGATTCGTCACTGATTCGACATTAGAGCCAATATTTTTAACACTATCGGGTAAGTCCATTGAACTATTAGTATTTGGTTGTTGATAATTCATAACTGTTATATAATTATATATTATAACTATATAACGATTTATAATAAATTAAAATAATGTTAACTTAGAATATTCTGTATTATCTTTCATAATTAATATATCTAAACCATAAGCAGATAGCCAGCTCTTAAATGATCCTTGACCATTTCCTTGCATATATGTAGACCAGGCTATTTCTGGATTAATTGAAGATGACCAATGTTTGAATCTTGATACAAAGGCATCAAAACGAGTAGAACCGCCTAATTTCATTAAAGTACCACTCTCACCACCAGCAGGAGGTTGTTTGGGTATTTTTATTCCTAAGTTTTGATCTTCTATATAAGCACGAGCGGATTTTACTAATTTTCCATCTAAATAAAAATCTAAGAATTGATTATCCACATTCACAATTATATGTGTCCATTTTTGTAAAGGAAAGTTATCTGTTATTTCAATAGTTTTTACTTCATCTCCTGTCATTACAATATCGCATTTCAATATAGGTGAATTAGGGTCTAAATATAATTTGATATTATCATTTCTTTCGAAAAGTGTTTTGGGTGCACCCATATTCCACGAATTAGTATATATCCATAAACCATAAGCATATAACGTACTTGTTGGATTTGATTTTATTGGTATACCTGTAATATCATCATTTAAATTTGCAGATGCGGTTAATTCTTGAGCACTAACTGAAAGTATACGTATTAAAATGTAAATTAATAATACAATTATTACTCCTAAAATTACAATTATAGTTGTCATTTATAATAAATGGTTACAAATTATTTACAGGTGGATTTTTATTCATTAATAGATTATAATTATTAATTATTTCTCTAGTTGATAAATTCTTTTTATAATAACGGAGATTTGAGATAGCACCGCTTAAACCATTATCGCTACCAACAGTTATAGTATCGTATAAATTAAATGTAGGTAAGCGATCCTCAAAATAAAACGTTCTTTCTAATTTACCATTAATAAATAAATCAACATGAGTTGAATTATAATTAAAAACAACATTGTTCCATTTTTGACTTGGCATATTGAGTTCGTAATAATTTAAATTTTTAGAAAGACAATCAACATTTACATTGGTAAAATAAAATCTATAAGTATCCATTTGATTTTGTTTACTATCGTCATTAAAGTATGTAATTTTTGGTTTACCCATACCATAATCAAATATTAAAGATTCTTTATTATATGCACTTGAACTTGTTGAATAATTATTTAAATATAACCACATTGATAAAGAGTATTTTTTGCGAATGGTATTATTTTCTGTATCTGCAACTTTTATGTTTTTAGTATCCATTAATATGTAATCTTCTAATGGATATACATTTTCTTTATTCAAATATGTATAATTCTTTATAATGACTTCGCCATCCTTTAATTGAATTTTATCTAATATGGAAGGTAAATATAAATAAACCAATAATAAAATTAATTCAATTGCGAATAATATAAATATAGTATTCGGTGTATTTGCAAATTCATTAGAAATATATTTAACAAAATCTAATACTAAACAAGGTATAACAAGTAATATATGTATATATCGAGGTGTACTTTGTAAAGATTTAAAATAATTAAAAAACAATTCCACTAACATTGCTACAAATATAATTCCCATAAGTATTAATATTGTCTTACCGGCATAATTAATAACTATATGGTCATTAATTTTTAAATATAAATAGGTACCAGTTAATAATGCGATAATCAAATAATAGTACATATATTTATTTGTATTGTCAATACCATCGTTTAATAAATAAAATGCAATATAAAAAAGAATAATAATGCTTGTTATACTTGAAACTAAAAGACTATAAGTTTCCTTTTTTGTATCACGATGGGGGTCATTATTTGTAGTATCAAATTTACTTTTGAAATCGTGAACAGTATTTATAGATGCTAATAAAAATAATATTATATTGATATATAAATAACTGTCATTATTCAACATTTTTATTTTTTTTTCCATTCTTTATTATACATTTTGATTATATTTTTATTGAAATAAGAATATAATTATAAATTTTCGATAGCTGTCTTTTTACCATGACAATCTCTACATAAAGCTACTAAATTATCAACATGATTACTACCTCCATATTCTAATCTTGTTTTATGATCAACCTCAAACCAAGCAGGTAATTTATTTTTACAATCACCGCATTTCCAATCTTGTCTAGCTGCTACAAATTTCTTTTTAGTCTCACTTACAGACCTCTTTGTCGCTTTTTTACCAGAATGCAAAATTTTTTTTTCAGCACGTTGCTGACCAACTGATACAATAGGATAATTATATTGCCCCCCCATTTGTGAAAAATCATTTTGTCTATTTGTATAGTTTTGCTTTGAAGTAAAATCTAGTATTGGAGAAATAATATTTGATGTATTTTTATCAATTGGTAAATATTTTATGTAATCATTAGATGCATTTACAATTTCTCTAGCGTGCAATGGATTTTTTTTAATTAAAACATATAACATAAATGCAACAAACGCAACTCCTGCCATTTGATAATATTTTTTCCAAGACAATAATAACTTGGTATATTTTCCGTCTGTGTAAATATTCGCCATAATGAATATTGTTATTGCTAATATAATTATTTCTATTCTCATAATAATTATATTATTATTAGAAAATAAAACTATTCATACCATATAATTATAACCATAAGTAAAATAAAAATCAAGAATATATATAAATAATGTTTTTTCCAATTATTATTTTTGAATATTTTGATAGGTTTTGATTTATAATAATTTCTATATTCGTCCAATGCTTTCGATAATGAAATTTCTGGTTTACCTATATGAACATTCACTTTATTATGTATAAAATGCATCCATTTAACAAAAGATTCACGATTATCTAAATAAGGTGAAACGGGATATTTATCTAATAAACGACTAAAATAATTTCCTATTTCATCTATTGGAATAAATAATGGCATATTAATAATTAAATCATAATATTTTTTTTTTGTAATTTCATTAGGGTGAATCGGATAAGATTCTGCTATAGTGTGTAAAAAAAACCAGTAATGAGGTCCCCATATATCTGGATCAAAATACATGCTATTTATTTATACGTATATAAAGATATTGTCATATAACCTAATAGATTTATATTTACAATGAGCGATTTATATTGCAATAATTGTGGTAAAAAAGGACATTTATATAATCAATGCAAAGCACCAATCACTAGCTCAGGAATAGTTGCATTTAGAATTTATAATAATGAGATTCAATTTCTCATGATAAGACGTAAGGATACATTAGGTTTTATTGATTTTATACGAGGTAAATACTCTGTATACAATAAAGATTATATCAAAAATATGGTATTGCAAATGACTGTAAATGAAAGAAATATGTTAAAAACTATGTCATTTCAAGAACTATGGATAAGTGTATGGGGTAATAACAACATATCTAGTCAATATAAAAATGAAGAAAACGTATCTAAAGAAAAATTTAATTTATTAAAAAAAGGTGTTGAAAAACGAGAAGAATTGTATACAATAGATACAATAATAGATGAATGTAATTCAACTCTATGGGAAGAACAAGAATGGGGATTTCCAAAAGGAAGACGAAATTTTCAAGAAAAAGATTATGATTGTGCAATTAGAGAATTTACTGAAGAAACTGGATATGTAAAAAAAAACATTTATAATATTAAAAATATTTTTCCATTTGAAGAAATCTTTACTGGTTCAAATTACAAATCATATAAACATAAATATTTTGTTGCTTATATGAAAACAGAAGATACTTTAAATACAAATAAATATCAGCGATCAGAAGTAGGTAAAATGGAATGGAAATCATATAACGAATGTATTTCAGTAATAAGAGAATATAATTTAGAAAAAAAAAATGTACTAACTAGCATATATAATACAATAAAAAACTATCCTTTGTTATATTTTAATGTGTACTGAAAATAAAGAAATATATGTATTAAATATATACAACGTTTAATACATATGAAAAAAACTAAACGCAAATTATTGAATAATCGACGTACAAAAAAAATTAAAGGAGGAGCTGATGATATGCCCTGTGGATTAAACGATAAAGGTGAAAAAATCAAATGTCCAACTAATCATCGTTGCGAAAATGTTGATGGAAAACAATTATGTAAGCCATCTATAGAAATACATTTATCAAACAAAGAGAATGATATTACTTTATTTGTTCCTTGGAAACGTCATAAAAAATGGTTAGAATATCGTAATCTGCTTACTAATAACATTCATAAAATTATTCAAATGAGAAGTAATAAAGATCTTAACAGAAAGAAATTGAACGATATGAATAATTTGTTATTAGCAAGAATTAATGATAAAAAGTTAATCAAAACCTTATCTGGTGCTAATAACAGCGATGAACTAATAATACAAAATATAATTTTTGAATATATTATTGAATCACAAAATCAAGGGAATAATGAAGAAACACAAAAAGACATACCGCAAGAAGAAGTAGAAGAAACAAAGGAAGAACAAATAGAGGAAACAAAAGAAGAGGAACAGGAAGCAAACGAAGAACAAATAGAAGAAACAAAAGAAGAAGAAGAAGCAAACCAAGAACAAATAGAGGAAACAAAAGAAAATGAAGAAGAAGAAGAAGCAAACCAAGAACAAATAGAGGAAACAAAAGAAGATGAATTACAAGAGATACAAAATAAGTTAGGAATTATACCGTCTGATAGAGATAGTAAAGAATATAATAATTATTTAAAACAATTAGAAAAGAATAATTATGATTATTTAAAAAATAAATCTTCCGATGAATTTTTATATCCAGAATTAGACGATCCAAAATTTAATATTCAAATTTCTAAAAAAAAAGAGTTTTTTGATACTCAATATGACGGTAAAATATACGACGTTAAAACTCAAGCTGAAAAATTGTGTAATAAATCATTCGAATTATTACCTCATCAATTATTTGTACGTAATTTTTTATCTTTACAAACGCCATATAATAGTTTACTTTTATATCACGGTTTAGGTACTGGGAAAACGTGCTCTGCTATTGGTATTGCCGAAGAAAATCGCAGTTATTATAAAAATATTGGACTACAAAATAAAATTATTATTGTAGCTACACCAAATGTACAAAGCAATTTTAAGACACAATTATTTGATGAAAATAAATTAAAATTAGAAAGTGGAATATGGAATTTACATAATTGTGTAGGAAATGAATTGTTAAAAGAGTTGAATCCTGTACAATTACAAAGTACAACAAAAGATAAAGTTATATTACAAATCAAGTCTTTGATAAAACAATATTATGCTTTTATGGGATACGGAGAATTTGCAAATTATGTTAAAAAGAAAACTATGGTTAGTGATGATACTGGATTAACATCAAAAGAAAAGAAAATAATTGAAATAAATAATATCAAAAAGCATTTTAATAATCGTTTATTAATTGTTGATGAAGTGCATAATATTTCTTCTGTACAAACAAATAAAATTAATAAGAAGACTTCAGCAATGTTGATGCATATTAGCAAATACGCTGATAATTTACGTTTATTATTATTGTCAGCAACACCTATGTATAATACATATCGTGAGATTATTTGGTTAACTAATTTATTAAATATAGTAGATAAACGCTCGACTATTAGAGAAGAAGAAGTATTTGACAATGATGGAAATTTTATAGAAGAAAAAACAAATGCCGACGGTTTAGTAATTGAAGGTGGTAGAGAACTTTTAACACGTAAATTAACTGGTTATGTTTCATATGTGAGAGGTGAAAATCCATATACGTTTCCTTACAGAATTTATCCTGATTTGTTTGATGAAAGTCATAGTATTAAATCAATTGAATATCCGAAATTACAAATGAACAAAAAACCTATAGAAGAACCTTTGAAATATTTACCATTATATATAAACGACATAGGGTCTTATCAAAATAAGGTATATCAATTTATTATGAAAAATTTATCAACCAAAGTATTTTCAACAAGTCTTCAAGAGAACAATAAAAATTTACCTAATTTTGAAAATATGGAGAGTTTTGGATATATCATGTTAACGTCTCCCATTCAGTCATTAAATATTGTTTATCCTAATGAAAATTTCGATGAATTAAATTTTGAAGAACAAGAAGAAACTCCCCAAGAAGAACAAGAAGAAGAAACTCCCCAAGAAGAACAAGAAGAAACTCCCCAAGAAGAACAAGAAGAAGAAACTCCCCAAGAAGAACAAGAAGAAGAAACTCCCCAAGAAGAACAAGAAGAAGAAACTCCTCAAGAAGAACAAGAACAAGAAGAAACTTCCCAAGAAGAACAAGAAGAAGAAGAAACTCCCCAAGAAGGTGGTGCAAATGATCAGGAAATAGATAAAAATCAAGTATCAGAAGAAGACGATATCAATTTGGAAGAAAATGAACATACAATAGAGTCAATGATTGGTTCAACCGGTTTGAAGAATACAATGGATTATAAATATACAAAACAACCTTATTTATTGCGTCATAGTTTTGAATATAAACCAAATATTCTTGAAAAATACGGTCGTATATTTTCACCTGATGAAATAATGAAATACAGTAGTAAAATACATAATATTTGCAATATCATTAAAAAGTCAAAAGGTATAATTATGATATACTCACAATATATTGATAGTGGAGTTGTTCCATTAGCATTAGCATTAGAAGAAATTGGTTTTACTAGATTTGGAAATGCAAGCTATACAAAATCTCTCTTTAAAAATGCACCGACAGATCCAATTGATGCCTTAACTATGAAAACTAAAAAAGAAATGGATGATGCTATTCAATTCAAATCAGCAAAATATACGATGATCACTGGTGATAAACATTTTTCACCAGACAACTCAGCAGACTTAAAAATCATCACTAGCAAAGAAAATAAATATGGAGAGAAAGTAAAAGTTGTGTTAATTACCAAAGCTGCAGCAGAAGGGTTAGATTTCAAAAATATAAGACAATTACATATATTAGATCCTTGGTATAATGCAAGCCGCATTGAACAAATTATTGGACGTTCTGTGCGAAATTTAAGCCATTGTGAATTACCTTTTGAAGAGAGAAATGTAGAAATATATTTACACGCAACACAAGGAACGGATGAAAATGAAACTACAGATATGTATATTTACCGTTATGCTGAGAAAAAAGCTATTCAAATTGGAAAAGTATCTAGATTATTAAAAGAAACCGCCGTTGATTGTATTTTGAACATTGGTCAAACAAATCTTACATTGGAAAAATTAACAGAAAATGCCAATAATCAAAAAATAGATATACAATTATCTTCCACAAGTGATAATAAAACAATTACTTATGAAATTGGCGACAAACCTTACACCGAATTATGTGATTATATGGATTCTTGTAATTATGTGTGTGTTCCAAATGAAGAAATTAATCCAGAAAATATTTCAAAACATACTTACAACGAACAATATTTGAAAACTAGCTATTCTACTATTATCAAACGTATACGTGATTTAATTCGTGAACAATCATTCTTTTCGAAAGAAGACTTAGTTAAAAAGATAAATTATAATAATACTTATCCAATTGAACATATAGATTATGCATTGGATAATTTCATCAATAATAAAAACGATTACGTTTTAGATATTTACGGTAGACAAGGATATTTAATAAATAAAGGACAATATTATATTTTTCAACCATTTGAAATACCTGATGAATTTTCATCGTTATATGATCGTGTAAGACCTGTTGATAATAAAATAAAATCGTTAGATATAGAATTACCGACAGAAAAAGAAAAAATAACAAAAGAAAAAACAAAGACAACAAATAACGAGGAGAAAAAGAATATGACGTTTCACCATTATATGAAAGAATTAAATAATAATATTGACTATATTAACAAAGAAAGAGATATACGAAGACAAATGAAAGAAAAATATAGTAATCTAGAATCAATGAATAAACGCGTATTATCACATATGAGAGAACAATATGGAATTAAGATAGAAATGATGGATTGGTATAAAAACGCCGGAATTATATATGATTTGCTAACAAATACATTGCAAATAAATGAATCTACATTGAAAAAATTATTCATACATCATTATTTGGATACATTACATTTAAATGATCATTTGATTATTTCTGCGCATCTTCATATGGAAACTGAAATTAACGTGAATAATAAAGATATTTTGATTGAATATTATGATAATAGAAAATTAGCATATAAGGATAAAATAGGTATTTATTTACCATCAAACAATAAAAATGTATTATATGTATGGAACAATGATCATTGGACAACTGGGGAACCTACCGATATAATATTATTTGAAAAATTAATCGATGAAAAATTTTCAATATCTAATAATAAAATCAATTTTATTTTTGGTTTCATAAGTTATTTCAAAAAGAAATATGTATTTAAAGTACGAAATTTAAAACAAGACAAAAACAATACAGGAGTTATATGTGAGTCTCTTGGTAAAACCGATATTTTACATCGTATTGAACCTATTATTAAAGAAAACCCTCATAATATTGAAAATTGGCCATCGTATGAATCTATTGACTTTGATAGTATACTAAAACCTGGTTTATGTGTATTATTAGAATGCCTTATGAGATATTATAACGAAGCAAATATTGATAAATTTTGGTTTTTGAACACTATTCAAATAAATTACAATAAATCGATCAAGAATTAATAAAAATTGATAACTATATAATAACATAAAGTTATTATATAGTATTATATTAAGATGGCTGCTGAAAAAGAAGAAAAAAAGATATACGGTGTATATAATAACAATGTTTTTACAAAGAAAATTATATTATCAATGAATGAAGTCGGTAAAAATTTGAAACAAAATTTAGAAATAAAATTATCATCAGTGAGTGAAGGTAAATGTATACCAGAAGGTTATATAAAACAAGGTTCTATTAAAATTTTAACATATTCTTCAGGAAATGTATTAAATGGAAACATTGAATTTCAAACTGTATATGAGTGTATGGTTTGTTATCCTGTAGAAGGACAACTGGTTGAATGTAAAACAAAAGCAATTACGAAGGCCGGTATACACGCAGAAGTAATTGATAGTGATGGTAATGTTCCGATTGTTATATTTGTTGCAAGAGATTATCATTTTACAAATAAAGAATTTGCTGATGTGAAAGAAGGAGATAAGTTGCTTGTATCTATAATCGGAATATCTTATAATTTGAATGATGATTATATAACAGCAACAGCTAGCTTACGTTAATAAAATAATATAATAAACACATTGTACTATATTATTTAAGCTGTTTGGGTAGGATTTAAACACATTTTTTCATTGGGAAATACTTGACCGGACATACATTTTGACGCATCTTTTATATCAATACATCCACGTTTTCCTTGATATTCGCCAATGAGACACCAAGAAGTTTTATCGGAAGTTATTGGTTTTTGTATAGGAGTTTCACTTTTGTCATCAGACGGTTCATTTGTCGCTGAACTACCTTGAAATGTAGTATCTAGCTGTTTTTTTGTATCTTCATTTATATTTTTACCAGAAACATCTCTTATTTGTTTTGATGTAGCTGTGGAAACACCACCTGCGACGTCTGCTCCGCTTTTTACAGCCCCGGTTAAAACATCACCGGTAGCTTCTGTTCCGTAAGTTGTTGTATATACCATAAATGATAATAATGGTTTCATATAATCGATTAATTTATCTAGACTACCTCCTAAAAGTGATAGTAAATTTACACCGAATATTAAAACTATAAGAATTATTCCTAGAAGAATAGCTATAACTGTATTACTACTAAATGAACTATTTGAATAATTATTTGAATTTAGTGGTTGACTCGTCGTTTCAAAACTTTGATTCATTCTGTATATATATATACTTTGAATTTAATTTATATAATAAATAAATTAAATAAATCATTTAGATATTCGTTTAGTATTAAGTATTATAGTATTCATTATTGTAATGAGAATATTCAATATGCTAGAATCTTTGTTATTTCTCACTTTAGGTGTAAGTTGTGTTTTACTATTGATGCTTATTTATCATTTTAAACAACGCTTAACTAAATTAGAACAAAATAATGAAACAATGTTTGATATTTTAAATAATATGGTTTGTGAATTATCAGAAATAAAACAACAAAATCTTCCTATAAGTTTAGGACCTTCAAATTATATTACACCAAATACCAATAAGGTATACGTAAGCGAAGACGAATCTAATTTAAATGATAGCGACAGTGATAGCGATAGCGACAGTGGCAGTGAAAGCGAAACTGAAAGTGAAAATGTGTCTATCAATACTTGCAGTCTTCCTGATTTAATAGATAACTCTAATTTTGATGTTTCTGAAGGTGATGATGTAAAAGTAGTTAATGTAAATATAGATGATACTTTAGAAGATATATCAACACTTAATGATGATCTAGAAGATGATGATGAAAAAGAAGATAATGATGAAAAAGAAGTTCCGATAACAGATTTAGATGTTTCACAAGTGGAAGAGATACATATAGATAAATTAAATCAAACGAACAATTTAGAAGAAAATGATAATGTTTCTCAAACGTCTATGAACACTACTGATGTCTATAAAAAGATGACAGTTGCATCTTTAAAATCGTTAGTTATTGAAAAAGGATTGGCTAGTGATCCTAGTAAAATGAAAAAGGTAGAATTACTTGAATTATTAAACTCAAATATGTAATTAATAAAAAACAAATCTCTTATTATAATATAAAATTATATTATAATGCTTTCTAATATTTCTTCTACATCTCAATCAGTCGAATCTGCATATCCTACATTAAAAGAAACTATTCCTTTATCTGAACGAGGATATCACACAAATAATAAGTATGACAATATTCCACCATTAATGAATGATGGTCGCTCTATTACAAATACAAATCAACCCCAAACTACATTGAATGCAAAACTAATACAAGATAACAATATTACATCTAATTGGCAATATCGTGAATATCTAACAAAGAATGCTGGTAGCATAATGCGAGATAATTATTTTAATTCTGCTAATGACGTTGGATATCATTCACGTTCAATTGATCTACCCAGTATTCAATCTAATATCATTGGACAAAAATATAAAACACCTCACATGTTCTCTTCTGTAATTGACAGTGAAACCCCTCTTGGGTTTACAAGTGGTGATTTAAAAGATAATTATTTGAGTCGTGAGCAATTATATGCAAGAAAAGTATCTCCTGTCATTACTCAAGAAAAATTATATTTTAATCAAGTTAGTAATATTTCAAGCAAAAACGAAGGAAATGATAAAAAAAAAGTTCGTTTTGATGCATAACTATTTTACTTGATATGAAACATAAACAAATTGTATATGTTTCATATAAATAATGAATATTATCAGTTTTGATATTGGTATCAAAAATATGGCGTATTGTATATTATTACATGAAAAGAATCAAAATGTACAAATAAAAAAATGGGGCATTTTAAATTTGATGGAAACAGACGAAACTAACACATTTACTTGTAATTGTTTATTAAAATCAAAAAAAAAAGATAATGTGTGCAACAAAAAAGCAAAATATAAAAAAAATGATCGTTATTTTTGTGAATCTCACGCAAAAAAAGAATCGAATTTTTTGATTCCCACAAAAGAAATGGAAATGCCATTTTTAAAAAAACAAAAAGTCGACGAATTATTGAAAATAGCAAGATCCAATTTCTTATTTCTGAATGAAAAAAATAATAAAAAAGAAAATATTGTATCTTCAATATCGGAATTTTATAATACTAAAAAACTGGATTTAATTCATACAAAAAAAAAGAAAAATGCTAATGAGACAGATCTCATAGCTATAGGAAAGAATATGAAACTGCTTCTTGATAATATATCTGAAATTTCAAATATTAATGTGGTACTTATTGAAAATCAAATATCTCCAATTGCAAATAGAATGAAAACAATTCAAGGAATGCTTGCTCAATATTTTATTATGAAAAATGAATTAATTGATATCTACTTTATATCCTCTGGCAATAAATTAAAACAATTTCAAAATTTAAATTTACAATATAATAATGATCGCGAAACAAATGAAACTACCAAAAATGTAAATCCAAATTATAAAGCAAATAAATTAAACGGAGTATTAATTACCAATATTATTTTAAACGAAAATGAACAATTTCATCAATGGAAAGAAAATATGAATACATCAAAAAAAGATGATTTAGCTGATTCTTTTTTACAAGGTTTATGGTATTTTAAAGATAGAAATATTATATCTTATGCGGAGGATTTAAAAATAAAACTTGTATAAATATCATAATGGACGTAATTGATATTGGTGCATCTAGTCTTGAAGAACCAGTTTCTATCAATATAAATGATAATCCTACTTCTTCGCCAAAGGTGAGTTTTGGCTCTGGTATTGAACTATTAATGAATGATAAAAATAAATCTTCTTCAGCTGATAATATAAAATTAGATTTAGGAGATTTGAATGATCTTGAGAATGAATTGAATGATTTGTCTAGCGGAGCTCAAACGAAACAGGAAAATAGTGAAAATAAAGATACAAAAACATTGTCAGGAATGGCTAGTGATTTATTTGGTTTAGGTGGTTTTACAAATAACAATGAGCCATCAAGTGAACCGATTGAGATTAATTTAGAACCAACTGATTCTAATATTGGTCAGGCAACTAATGAGTCTATTGGTAATTCTAAAACGTGGGATGGTTTCTCTAAAATGAATGAAATTCCATCTACATCTACAAAGCCAACTATGAACGAACGTGAAAAGCGAAGAAAGAAAAGAATGATGCTTAAAAAAATGGAAGATTGGTTTGCCAAAGGTCAAATAAAACAAAGTACGGACTTAAATATGGATTCTTCTTATGAAGAAATTGAAGACGAATATGAAACTATTATGGATGAAAAACGTAAAAAAGATTCTATTAAATTACAAGGTTGGTGGTTTATGACATTTGTAAATTCTATTGAATATGGTAATGCTGTTTTCAATCCTTTTGATTTGAACTTAGATGGTTGGGGAGAACAAATTGGAGAGGATATTGATAGCTATGAAGAAATCTTTTCTGAATTACACGAAAAATACAAGGGAGGAAAAATGGCTCCTGAATTATCATTGCTATTACGTCTTGGATTCAGTGCAGCAGTTGTTAACTTTTCAAATAAAGCCTTATCCAGTGCAACTCCTGGATTTAATGATGTCATCAAACAAAGTCCTGAATTAATGAAAATGTTCACTGATGCTACTGTGAATAGTATGAGTCAACAATCTCCTAGTTTTGAATTTGCTAATAATTTAATGCAAGATCAAATGAATCGTCCTAGAGGACCTCCTCCACCAGCTCCCGTCGAAACTAAAAATCAACCTCCTCCACAAAGACCAGGTATGACTTTTACTGATACGCCTGGAAATCGTCCGGATATTAATGCAGGAAGAGGTACAATGTTCAAAGAAGATGGTATAGATGTTAAACAAACTGGAATAAATGTGAATGAGTCAACCAAAACGATTCGTCCATCTAGACCAGAAATGAAGGGTCCTCAATCAGGAGATATTGATGATATATTGTCTGGTTTGAAAACTCGTAATGTAAATATTCAAAAACCATCTGCAAACGAAACAACAAATAATGATTCTATGATATCTGCTAGTTCATTAAAAGATATTCAAAATACAAATATACCTCATAAATCATCAAAAAAAAGAAATAAATCCGATAAAAACATCGTTAGTCTAGACATTTAAAATAATAAAAATAATATAATTCAATGATATTATTTTTAATTAGAACGATTTACATAATTAGAATAATCTTCTCGATATAATTGTGTAAGATCATCATATTTTGTTATATAATTCCCATCTTTATATTTCGGATATATATTTTCAATAACCGCCTTATCTTCACATAAGGTCCTATCCATTAAATTTTTCGTAATCTCATCAAAGATTAAATCTATAAATGGAATGTTATATATCCAATTATTGCGATACGTTTTAACAAATAATTCTGTCTCGTTTTCATTTATGGGTAAAGCAGATGTAATAACTGTATTTACAAAATCTCCAAACTTTACCCGCGCAACTGTGTAATGAGGTAATATATATTCATTTTCTACTATTAATTTCTTCTCACCAAATAATTTATATGCCAAAGAGTCTTTTCCAGATTCATATTCATATGTATATTTGTAATGTCCATCTGATATTTTTTCTGATTTTTCCGATACAGGTAAAGGACGTTTTTTATTACCAAAACTATGAACTTCAGATATATGCAAAATATCTAAGGAATTTTCAGTAACTGTTCTAGCATCCATATTGAATCGTTTACTTATAGTGATATATCTATAACTATCATCATTTGCTTCAGGTTCAACCCATATGGATTTTTCACAAGGTAGCTCATTTTTTATATCATAAATCGGTATATTATTTAGATACAACCAATTATTTATATTTGCTATCTGAAAATAAGGTACATCAGTTTTATAACTAAATTTTGTATTTGCTCGAACACTTTTTTGTCCTGGCGTTTGCACTAATCTTCCATAAGGGCTATATTTAAATGTGTGATATGGACATACTACACAATTTAGTTCTTTATCTACCCGCCCATTTGATAACGACGCCCCTCGATGGGGACATATATCAAGAATACCTGAATAGCGATTTTGTTTATCTTTCCATACTGTTATTGGTGAATTATTAATTATTACCTTTTTTGGAATATTTGTAGAAAACTTATTCGCCTCACCTATGACATACCAATTATGATCAAACATTGATAATGTATGTCGTCGTTTAAGTTTAAAACCTAGGCAAGTACATATAAAGATTAGGAAAATGTTGATATATTTCATTATATACATAATGCTATATTATATTTGTTGTTATCTAATATGAATATTTATTTATACTTATTGCATAATTAAATAACTTTTTATGTAATTATGTATTTATTTCTTTGATTTTTTGGCCTTTTTCTTTCCTCCTTCTTCTTTCTCTGGTGCTGATTAATCTTCTATTTTGTCTCCTAATTTTATCATCCAATGTGTTCCACCTGGTGTTAGTACCCATGGCAAATTATGTATAGAACGGGTAATAGGAGTCCAATCACATTTACCATCTTGATTATGTTCATCAGTTAAAGAAATATTATGCATATAATCTTCAGGCATTCCCAATATTTGGCAGTCTTGCATTTCACTTGCTTTCTTTCTCATAACCAAATATTTTTCTACTTCTTTGTTATTTTTATAAGCATTTTTAAATTCATTAGTATCCCACTCGTTTTTAAGAAGAACCTTTCTACCATTATGTTCTACAACCTCTGTTCCACCTTTCATTTTCTTGCCTCCCTTAGCCAAAACAGGACCAAAAGTCTTGGAACCTCGCTTTCGTAAGAACTTGCCTAAATTTTTGTTTTTTCTAGAAGCTCTGCTCTTCTTAATAGAAACAATGCGTCCGTGTTTATTCTTCTTCAAATTTTTCTTAGTTAAAGCAGATTTGCCATAACCAGTTTTCTTGGCAGTGCCGTTAAATACTTGACGACGAGTACCTATAATTTGTTGGTATTGTTTACCACCTTCTATCTTAAAAGCGCTCATTTATATAATATACAAAGATAAAATGTTTCTTATTGATTTTTTATTAATTCATGCAATAAAGCCATTCTTATATCTAAACCATATTTCATTTGATCAAAATATTTGCAACGTTTATCATTATCTACAATTGGATGTATTTCTTCATTTCTAGGTAAAGGATGCATTATAATGGCGGTATCCTTCATAGAATTTACCATATTTTTATCAATAATAATATCTACTTTTGAATCTTCTTTATCTGAACGTTCTTTTTGTAAACGAGTACAATAAATAACATCATAAAAAGAAATATCTAGATCAATCTTATTTATAAGCATATTATCCATTATTTGACTATGTGCAATACCTGTTGTATATAAAAATTCTGAGCTCGGTTCTCTATTTTCAAAAGGTAAAAAAAACAATTTATTAGTTGGATAAAATTGTAATATGTCGATCAAGGAATTAATAGTTCGTGAATGTTTAACGTCTCCTACAAAAAGAATTTTTAAATTTTCTAATGTTGGAAAAGATTTGTAAATAGTATATAAATCCAACAATGCTTGTGTTGGATGTTCTCCATCGCCATCACCACCATTGATCACAGGGATGTCTATTATGTTTGAAGCTTTTTCTACTAATCCTTTTTCTGGATGTCGAATTACCATTGCATCCCCATATAAAGATAAAGTCCGTATTGTATCTTCAAACGACTCACCTTTTTTAACACTAGAAACGTCTTTATTAAAAGTTATTACATTACCACCCATCTTGTACATTGCGGATTCAAATGATAAACTAGTTCTTGTACTGGGTTCAAAAAATGCATTTATTAATGTTTTACCGGCTAAACTATTTTTATCTCGCAGATGGATATTATCAGCTGTAAAGAACAATTTTTCAACAAACTGTTTAGAAACGTTTCTAATGCTAAGCATTTATAATAAGAATACAAAAAAAATAACTATATTGTTTTTATAATTATTTTTTTATGATGTTATTATAAATGGATACCACCTCAATATCAACAAACGAAAATAATAAAGAATTATCTAATTTAGAGATGGGAGAAATTATTCAAAATAATGACATCATATTAAGTGAAAATGATAATGAAAGTGGTAGTGAAAGTACTGAAGATGAAATTAGAGAACTTAACAACTATTACGAAAAAAAAGATTTGCAAACTATTAACGAAATGAGAGAAAAATTAAGTCAAGAATATAAAGAAATTGGTATAACTCGCCATAGGAATGCACGTGCAACCTTTCGTAAAGAAAACTCACAACCAGGTTCAAGCTCTAAAATTGGTTTTCAAAACAGTACTATGAGTTTCTTTAACAAAAAATCACGAAGATATTCATCTTTAAAGTACAGTAATCAAATAAAATCAAAATGGTTCAATAATATGCAAATTAATAGAATAACCTTTTGGGATAAATTATGGTTTTACATAAATAGTCTATATAACAACCGTATTTATAAATTTAAATTTGTTCAATATATGGGAGAACTTACAATGATGTATGAAGATTCTACAAAACTATTATCTGAATTTAAAAAAATCGAAAAAGATGCAATGATGAATATTAACAACAATAAAAATAATAGCCCCTTGTATTTTTTATATGAGGCAGAAGATGATATCAATAATACTTTTTTAAGAATTGACGTTTTTTTAAGAAGACATATACAATTTATGAAATTATGTAATAGTCCGGTTGATTTGTTTTTAGATAATTATTATTCTGCAAGAAATAATAGTTGTGGATTAATTGAAATTGCTAATGATGAAATAAAAACTTGCTATTCAAAAGCAGAAAAACAATTTGACAAATCGTTTTTTATACATTATAATGATTGCAAGGATTTGGAATTAAAACATGACTTTTTAATAGAAATGGAAGGATCATTTTTTGAAGGATCTGATAGAATATATTCAACAAATAGGCGTATTGCTGCATTACATAATATTTTGGGAGAACTTCACGCAATTAGTCAATTTATAAAAACAACTGTAGATATGAACGATCAATTATTATTTCGTGTATTAATGTTATTCGGCAGCTTTCTAATGTTGTTAGGTGAATTTGTTTGGAATACACAATTAAAACATTATTACTATAATTAAAAATCTTTAGAATATCTATATGAATGCTGAAAAAAATCTAGTGAATCTTATGAAATATATGTTTTCAAAAAGACTCATTAGTGCTAGAGATGGCAATGTTAGTTTTAAGCCAAAAAATTCAAATTATTTTTTGATTTCTCCTAGTTCTGTAAAAAAAAATGATTTACATCAAAATCAAATAATTAAGGTGAACTTTGATAAATCAAAAACATTAGAATATAATACAGAAAATTCAAAACCGTCTAGAGAATTATTTATGCATTCATTATTGTTGACAAATGATTATTTCTATGATAAAGACACTTTTGTTATCCACGCACATCCACCTAATATAATATCGTATATGGGTTTTAATGAAAATAGAGAATTAAATACTATCAAAAGTTGTTTTCCTGAAATCAATGTTGGAAATATTGGTAAGAATGTAAAATACCACGATGCAGGTTCAATGGATCTGGCTAATAATTGTTATGAAAATTTATTAAAGTATGATTTAGTTGGATTGGAAAGACACGGTACCCTTTCTATAGATTCAGATAGTGATAAAATTATTGAAGATATAGAAACTCTGGAATATTATATTGGTAGTTATTTAAAAGCAGAAAAATAAATAAAAAGATATGATATATACATGTTTACTAATTTATTTGATAATTTTACTTCCCATCCAAAAAATGTATGCATGACCTATTTACAGCATTTTAGGTTCTCGATTAGTTTGTCTTTTTATTTTCTTAAAAAATCTATTCAATCATTCATCCATTCTGTCTACCCAAATTTTTATATAACATCATCAAGTGATGTTCCAAAAGAATTAGAATATAAATTTACCTATGTTGGATGTAGTAATGAAAATAATAAATAAAAATTTTATAATAATATAAAATGAATATTATTATACAAATATATTATGCCTTCTAAAGAAAAACTTAGAAAACAAAAAGAAAAGGAAGAGCAAAAAGAAAAATTAGAAGAAGAAATGCGTTTAAATAAATATTGGGATGAAGGTACAAATAAAAGAGCTGAAAAACGCGAACAACTTGAACAAGAAAAACAAATGCAAAAAATGCAAAAAATGAAAGAGAAAAAAGAATTGGAAGAAGCTGACAATAATGATATTAAAAATATAAATGTAAAAATTAAAAAAATTAAAAAGAAAAAGGGCGATGATTTGGATATGTTAAATGAAGCTTTAAAAAATGCACCTAAGACAAAATCACAAAGAGAATTCGAACAAAAACAATTCGAAAAATTACAAAAAAAAAAGGAAGCAAATACTATTTTTACACAACGAAAAATACAAACCGAAATATTAGAAAATGAAAAACAATTAAATATACAAAAAGGAATGTCTTATGAGCATAACAATGTAATGAATAATGAAATTCATAATACATTGGAAGAAAACGAAGAATTTATTACTGGAATCGATAATATTTTGGATACTTTTTCTTCAGATAAAACCATAACTTATAATTCATTTTATCAACAACAACTTCCAATTGTTAAAAATGAATATCCAGGTCTACGGTTAACACAATATCAAGAAAAGATTAACGCTTTATGGAAAAAAAGTCCTTTAAACAAGGTTAATCAAACGTAAATAATTATTTAAAAATATAAATAATTATCTTATTTCATCGATTTTCCATTTTTTTCTATCTTCATTAATTTCGTATTCTTCCACTTTTTTCTTTAATTTTCCAATAGCTTGCCCGGGATTTAATCCTTTTGGACACGTATTAGAACAATTCATAATTGTTTTGCATCGATATAGTTTCATTGCATCATTTACATAATTAATTCTTTCTTCTTGTTTTTCATCTCTAGAATCTTCAATCCAACGATAAGCTTGCATTAATACTGCTGGACCTAAATATTGATCCGAATTCCACCAATAACTTGGACATGATGTTGAACAGCACGCACACAAAATGCACTCGTACATACCATCTAATTTTTTTCGTTCTTCGATAGTTTGTATATTCTGCACACCAGATTTATTTGAATTTTGCAACCAAGGTTTTATATCCTTATATTGCTTATAAAAATGCGTCATATCGGGTATTAAATCTTTTATAATTGGCATATGAGGTAAAGGATATATGGTATTTTTTTCTTGAATAGGTGTTAAACATGCCAAACTATTTTTACCGTTTATATTCATTGCACACGATCCACAAATTCCTTCTCTACAAGATCTACGAAAACCTAATGTTTTGTCAACATTATTTTTAATATGTATTAACCCATCTAATACCATAGGACCTACCTCTTTTTTATTCATACTAAATTTATCCAGTTTTACTTTACCATTAGTATTTCTATAAATAGTAAAAGAACTAGAAAAACGTTTTATCATATTCTATATTATCGTAAAAGATTTTTATTTGTTTTATATAAATAATAAAAAAACCCCATTGTACCTAGAGTATGAGTTTTTAAATTAAATAATCTAGCAACTACAGAATAGTGCGTTGGTTTTATATAATCAGTAATAATAGTTGAACAAGATACATAAGAATGATAACTATAATTTAAAACGGTGGGTACAGCAATGACTGCATCACAGGGAGAAATATTTAAATTATATGTTATCAAAGAACAAATACTTAACGGAATAAGTAATTTTGAAGATTTATGATAATAACCGATTGCTTTACTATTTTTATCAAGATGTAAAAAATCCATATAATTTTATATTTTTAAATGTTTAAATAATTATATAAAATAATAATAATATACTTATTATATGACAAAAACGTCTCCTCACGTATCTATATACAGATTTCCGCTAACCGCAATATCTTCTATTACAAATCGAGCAACTGGATTAGCTTTAAGTGGATTATACATTACTAGTGGTACTGCTTTATTATTTGATAAAAATTTGATGCAAGAATATGACAAATTTAATAAACCAATAAAAACCATTGTAAATTATACAGTATTGTTTCCTAGTATATATCATTCATTAGGAGGAATTCGACATATGGTATGGGATAAATATCCTTCTTTGTTAAAAAATACAAAGGTCTTCCATTCATCTATTGGTATATTTGCATTATCAACAATTGGTACTTTTTGTTTTGAAAAATACATTTTAAAAAATAATATTAAAAATATAATGTGATCATATTTTAATGTTCGTCAAACGAATTTTGAATCCTTCAAAACGAGCATATTCAACATTCAAACGACAAATAGATGAACAAATTATAAAAAGAAACAAGGTTGCTATACCTCCAGAAATATTAACTTACGAACAAGTTGAGTTATTGTGCAAAGAGTTAATTCAACCAGAAGAAGAAGAAAAAGATTTTTTGTTAGACCAAATTACAAATAGAATTGTACCAGGAGTCGATAAAACAAGTCGATTGAAAGCCAATTTTCTATATGATATATGTTTAGATAAATTACATTCACCGCTGATTGATAAAGATCGCGCTATTAAATTATTAGGCTCTATGCAAGGAGGATATAGTATAGAAGCCCTATTGAAATTATTAGATAATAATAAGCTATCACAATTAGCCAGCGCTGAATTAAAAAATAATATTTTGATATTTGATTATTTTTACGAAATTGAAAAATTACATCATCAAGGTAATTCGAACGCAAGTGATGTATTAAAATCTTGGGCAAACGCCGAATGGTTTTTAAATAAAAAACCAATAGATGAAAAATTAACAATCACCGCTTTTAAAGTGAATGGTGAGATTAATACTGACGATCTCTCACCAGCACAAGATGCGTGGAGTCGTCCTGATATTCCATTACACGCAATCAGTATGCTTAAAAACCCAAGAAATGGTATTGAACCGGATGAACCTTTTCAAATTGGACCAATGAAGAAAATTCAAGAATTAAAATCAAAAGGCCATCCTATAGCTTTTGTTGGTGATGTTGTTGGTACCGGGTCAAGTAGAAAAAGTGCAACGAATAGTATATTGTGGCATTTTGGAAATGATATTCCATTTGTACCCAATAAACGAAATGGTGGTATTTGTATTGGTAATAAAATAGCACCCATTTTTTTTAATACTATGGAAGATAGTGGAGCATTGCCAATCGAGATGTCTGTAGATAAAATTAATATGGGAGATGTCATTGATATATATCCTTATGAAGGAATTACAAAAAGGAATGATACACAAGAAGTATTATGTAATTGGTCATTGAAATCAAATATAATATTAGATAGTGTTCGCGCAAACGGACGTATTAATTTGATAATTGGTAAAAGCTTGACAAATAAAGCTCAAGAAAGTTTAAAATCATTTAATCATACCATTTTTATTAAAAATGAAGAAAAAGAACTGCCTAAGAAGATAGGGTTTACATTAGCTCAAAAAATTATTGGAAGAGCGTGTGGAAAAAAAGGTGTTTTACCTAATACTTACTGTGAACCAGTAATTACGTCAGTGGGTTCACAAGACACAACTGGCCCTATGACAAGAGATGAGTTGAAAGATCTAGCTTGTCTAGGCTTTTCAGCAGATTTAGTTATGCAATCATTTTGTCATACAGCAGCATATCCAAAACCAGTTGATGTAATTACACATAATACATTGCCCAATTTTATTCATAATAGAGGAGGTATATCTTTACGACCTGGAGATGGTATTATTCACAGCTGGTTGAATCGTATGTTATTACCAGATACTGTAGGTACAGGTGGTGATTCACATACTCGATTCCCTATCGGAATATCTTTTCCTGCTGGTTCAGGTTTAGTTGCATTTGCTGCTGCTACAGGAACTATGCCATTAGATGTACCAGAATCTGTACGTGTTCGTTTTCATGGTAAAATGCAACCTGGCATTACTCTGCGAGATATTGTTCATTCTATTCCATATTTTGCAATGAAAAAAGGATTATTAACCATAGATAAAAAAAATAAAATTAATGTTTTTAATGGACGTATTTTAGAAATCGAAGGGTTATCAAATTTAACTTGTGAACAAGCATTCGAGTTATCTGATGCTAGTGCAGAACGATCCGCCGCTGGTTGTACAATTAAATTAGATAGAAAATCAATAACAGAATATTTAGAATCCAACATTTCTTTATTAGAATGGATGATTCGTGAAAAATATCAAGATAGGAATACTATTGAAAGACGTATTAAAAAAATGGAAGAATGGTTGAATTATCCTGAATTATTAGAAGCCGATAGAAATGCGCAATACTATGAAACTATTGATATAATTTTAGATGATATTCAAGAACCAATTTTGTGTGCTCCAAATGATCCTGATCATACTGTTCTATTATCAGAAGTTGCAGGTACCAAAATAGACGAAGTATTTATCGGAAGTTGTATGACTAATATTGGTCATTTTCGTGCAGCTGGAAAACTACTTGAAAATTGTAGCAAAAAATTAAACACACGTTTGTGGATGGCACCGCCTACAAAATTAGATGAACAAAAACTGAAAGAAGAAGGATTTTATGATATTTATAAAAATACAGGCGTAAGAACAGAAATGTCGGGTTGCTCTTTATGTATGGGGAAATCAAGCAAGAGTAGAAGATAACGCGACCGTATTATCAACATCAACTAGAAATTTCCCAAACAGGTTAGGTAAAGGTGCTAATGTTTTCTTAGCATCTGCTGAATTATCTGCAATTACTGCGATTGAAGAAAAAAATCCCAGATTTTGATACATATATGAAATATTATAATTCTATTGATCAAAAAAATGTCTTTCAATATTTAAACTTTCACAAATTACAAGAATATAATTAACCCGTATGACAATCTATTCTTGTTAATAATTAACCAAGGGCTATTTAAATAATCAGTCCTATTGCAAATATTCGAAGATGAAAACAAAGGATTTTTGTAAAAAATTGATACATTTTTCATATAATTTATGTAAGTAGTTAACATATAAATTATATAATTAAACATGTTTGAAGAACACGCATCTGAAGTATCAAAATTTGTAAAAAGTATTATTCAAGAGGAAAATGCTATGCAAAGAAAATTTTATAGTAAACTGGAATGTGTTGTAGACGAAAATGAAATAATAGAAAAAGTTATGGATAAATGGAATGAAATGGTTGATATGCCTAGTTATCATGAATTAAGAGATCTATTAAAAAAACGTTTAAATATAACAAACAATAACGAAATCGATGAAAATATTCGATTAAAGAGTTGCTATTGGGCAGAAAAATGTCATTGCATTACAGATAAAAATCTTTCTCTCCACGCTGTGAATTGTCATAACGGACAAAGATGGTATGCAAACGATTTGGATGACTACTTTGGAATTGAATTGTATAAATATGATCTAATTGTAGGTGGTCCTAATCACGGCACCTTTATTATAAATGGAAATCACAATGAAAATGAGAATGAAGAAGATATTGAAATTAAGTTAGCTGATTTTAATCAAAAATTTGAATGTATTGAAAATATAAATAAGTTGGTTCAAGATGTATTTAACGAAAATAAAAATATTAAAGAACGCAATGCAGAGCGTAAAAAGAACTTTGAATTATATAGGAAAAAAAATAAAATCAAAAAAATCATTGAAGTATATACAATGTTTAAAACAAAGTATTATATGATGATTGGATACAACGAGAGGTCAAAAAAGATATATAATGTATTTAATAAAAAAAGACAAGAACTAAATACTGAGGCTTGCGAACTATTAAGTATAAATAATAATTATGATGAAGATTTAAAAATACTATGTGAAGAATTAATTAATACTCTTGATGTAGTGAATAATGATATAAAAACTTGGTATACGACAATAGAAGATAAAATAAATACGAAATTTAATCAAGATATAAGCAAATATATTTGTGAGTTCATTTAATTAAAAGTCAATATGTAAAATAGTTAAAACTAAAATGTTTCAATATAATATTATGTTGAAACATTTTAGAAAATTTTCAACTAGAAAGTTTTCAACAAAAGTTGACATTAATAAGATTACAAATCATAACTATGATGCTATTGTTATAGGTGCTGGCGGTGCCGGGTTAAGAGCCACTATGGGATTGGCAGAAAAAGGTTATAATGTTGCGTGTATATCTAAACTATTTCCTACTCGTTCACATACAGTTGCTGCACAGGGAGGCATTAATGCTGCTTTAGGTAATATTACCGAAGATGATTGGAAATGGCATTTTTATGATACTGTAAAAGGTAGCGATTGGTTAGGTGATCAAGACGCTATTCAATATATGTGTAGGGAAGCCCCTAAAGTGGTACTAGAACTTGAGAATTATGGCCTTCCATTTTCTCGCACAGAAGACGGAAAAATATACCAACGAGCATTTGGTGGACAAAGTTTAGATTATGGAAAAGGCGGACAAGCGTATCGAACGGCTTGTGCTGCGGATCGCACAGGACACGCTATGTTGCACACTCTTTATGGAAATTCTTTAAAATATAATGCTAATTTTTTTATTGAATATTTTGGACTAGAATTATTGTTAAATAAAAACAAAGATGCCTGCGTAGGAGCATTGGTATATAATATTGAAGATGGTACATACCATAAATTTAACGCTAAAAATACTATTATTGCTACAGGTGGATATGGTAGATGTTATTTTTCAGCGACGAGTGCTCATACTTGTACAGGAGATGGTAATGCAATGGCTCTTCGTAAGGGAATACCTTTACAAGATGCAGAATTTATACAATTTCATCCAACAGGAGTTTACGGTGCAGGCGTATTATTAACAGAAGGTTGTCGTGGAGAAGGAGGATTTTTAATCAATTCTGAAGGGGAAAGATTTATGGAAAGATATGCTCCTAGCGCTAAAGATTTAGCTAGTAGAGACGTAGTAGCTCGGGCAATGACAGTAGAAATTAATCAAGGTAGAGGTGTTGGTGAAAACAAAGATCATATTTTATTACAACTTAGTCATCTACCTAAAGAAATACTAGATGAACGATTGCCTGGTATTTCTGAAACAGCCAAAATTTTTGCGGGAGTGGATGTATCGCGAGATCCTGTTCCGGTTATTCCCACTGTACATTATAATATGGGAGGTATTCCTACAAATTGGAAAGGACAAGTTTTAAACCCAACAATTCAAGATGAAAATCAAATAATGAATGGTTTATGGGCTGCAGGAGAAGCAGCAAGTTCTTCGGTGCACGGTGCAAATCGTCTCGGTGCAAATTCTTTATTGGATATTGTTGTTTTTGGTAAGGCGTGTGCTGACAATATAACAAAAACAAATGATAAAAATGATGCTATAGAAGATTGTGATAATGAAACACTTGAAAAACATCTAGAATACTATAATAATTTATTTCATAGAAAAGGAACTGTTAATGTAAGTGATTTACGTCTTGAAATGCAACAAATTATGCAAAAACACGCAGGTGTTTTTAGAAATGATAAATTATTACAAGAAGGTGTAGAAAAATTAAACGATGTATATAATCAATTTGATAATACATTTATAGATGATAAAACAAATGTATTTAATACTGAATTTATTGAATTATTGGAACTTAAAAATTTACTAGATAATGCAATTACAACTATACATAGTGCAAATTATAGAAAAGAAAGTAGAGGTGCTCATTCTCACGATGATTACAAAGAACGAAATGATGAAGATTGGTTAGTCCATACATTAGCTTATTTGAACGATAACAAAGTGAATTTACAAAAGAGAAACGTTATTCGTGAAGTATTAGATGACGAAGTAGAAAGTGTTCCACTAGCAAAAAGAGTTTATTAATTAGGCGTTTTTGTACATTTTAATCATCTCTTCTTTTCGAGCATAATAATCTACCATAGGTTTGGGGTATTTTACTTGTTTGTATTTAGTATGTTTTTCATACCAGTTATGTATATCTTCGGAGTCTACGTCCTTTAACTCTGGAATCCATTTTTTAATATAAATAGCTTCATTATCAAATTTAGAACTTTGTATCCAGGGATTCATATCACGAAAATATGGTTTCATATCTACACCGGTACCGCTTATACCTTGCCAATTACCATTGTTGCTTGCTAAATCATAATCTGTCAAATTTTGAGCAAAATATTTTTCACCCCATTGCCAATCTAATAACAATGTTTTTATTAAAAAACTTGCAACTGTCATACGTCCTCGATTATGCATATAACCTGTTGTATTTAATTCGCGCATACACGCGTCAACCATCGGAAAACCCGTATTTCCGTTTTTCCATTTTTCAAAATCAGTTTTACTTTTTCTCCATTTTATAGATTTATATCTTGGTTGATATGATGAGCCAACTACTTCAGGATAAGCAAATAATACGTGTGCAAAAAATTCACGCCATATTAATTCACGAATTATACCATGTTTTAAACCAAAACTTTTTCTTATTGAATGATACACTTCTCTTATTGATACACAACCAAATTTAATATATGCAGACAAATGTGTAGTTTTTTCTTTAAAAAAATCTCGTTTGTCATCGTAATTTTTTTGATCTTTGGTTGATTTAGTTAATCGTTTTAAACCTTCTTTCCTACCACCGTGCACTAATATTTCATTATTATTAGCAGTAAACTTATTGTACATTTCTTCTAACGACACTTGTTCACTTACATTTTGAGATTTTTTTATATTTGTGATTTTCTTGTAATTTGGATCTTCTACATATTTACTTATTACAAAATTGTAAAACGGTGTGTATTTTTTAAAAGCTTCATTCGAGCCATTGGTGGTAATTGTTCCCGGCTCATATAAATAATAATCAATACCTTCTATGCACTCTATATTTTTTGTCTTACAATATGCTCGTATTTCTTCATCTCTTTTTAATGCATAGGGACTATAATCTTTATTATAATAAATACCTTGTATGTGTAAAGTAGAAATTAATTTGGAAAGGACTTTCATATTTTTATTATAAAAGATCATTAATTCTCCACCTTTTTTTTTTATTGTTTCTGACAATTCTTGTAAACTTTCAATCATAAATTGTATTGAATTTTTTGATCTATATTCATTTTTAGAACTAACCTGTTCTGGAGTAAATATGAAACATACGTATAAATTCTTCACTTGTTTACTCGCTGTTATTAAACCAATATTATCTTCTAAACGAAAATCACGATGAAAAATAAAAAGTCCGTTTTCTAATTTCGGCATATAATATAATATATTATAACTCTATTTTATTTATCAAAAAAATCATATAAATATTAGAAAATCGTATATTTATATGTATTTTTTAATAGGAATAGGCACTATAATTATTGGTCTGAGATTATGTGATAACTTTTTCAAAAAATATATAAACTTATCAGCAATTCAAGGATATACTGTTAAATGTGTCCTATTTTATCATAAATTACAATTGCAAGTTAATGGTTATTTTAATCAAGTATATATGAATAACGAATTGATTCATCATTTGTTTGATCTATGTGCTAATATATATTTAAATACTTATTCATATGTATATGACGTTCGTGTTTTACCATATGAAAATTGTTGGATTTCTACTCATATTATGTATTCAAGAGAATTGCGTCATATGAGTTTTATTATCAATAAATCAAAACCATTATTTTATAATGATTTATTTCCTATTAACTCTCAATATGATATTATTTCATTTAATAAAAATATGGACTTAACCAATATGATTATTGAAAATAAATTATCAAATTATAAGAAAAATGAACAGATGTCCACTTTAATTGTGAAACAATTATTTGTCTTAAAATACGATAACAAATTCTTCTGTACACATACAAAAGAAAATTTACACAAACAGTGGCATTCAATGGGTGATTATACTATGAACCCCTTTTTTACAATTGAATACAAAGATTCTGATAATTTTACGACTGAAATTGATTTACCCAAATCGTTTTTTATTGAAAATAATGAAATACTATCAAACATTTTTATAAAATATTGGTTAGAACAACAACCGTTTTATAAGGATGTACTATTTGATAATAACTATACATTAACTATTATGGATAGTAATTTCAATAACGTGTCTATAAATCCGAATCAGTATATTATATTAGAAAATAATTCATATCGTATTGAAACATTAAAATGATATAAAGGTTGCATTGTGTAATTATATAAGGGTTATCAAATGGATGCGGTGAGTACTCCTACCCAAAATCATCGGTTAAATGATAAATGGGATTTATTTTACCATTTACCACATGATAAAAATTGGGAATTAGATAGCTATATAAGTATAGATAAATCTATTGCCAATATGGAAGATGTTATCAAATTAAACGAATCTATTCATGATAACGTGATTAAAAATTGTATGTTATTTGTTATGAAATCTGGAATTACGCCTTTGTGGGAAGATCCAAAAAATAGAAATGGCGGTTGTTTTTCTTATAAAATTACAAACAAATACGTAGCAACTATTTGGAAAACATTATTCTATTTATTAGCAGGTTCTAATTTATGTATAAAAAAAGAACATAATCAATATATAAATGGTATTACTATTTCTCCTAAAAAAAATTTTTGCATTATAAAAATATGGCTCTGCGTTGCACATTTACAAGACCCTTCCATTATTACTGAAATCCCAAATTTAACGATACAAGGTTGTTTATTTAAAAAACACGAACCTGAATATTAAAATATTATATTTATATATAATATATGTCTGATAGTGCTGAAACTACAGCTGATAAAACCGTACCCCCACCACCTAAAAAGGATGCACCTAAAGAGGATGCACCTGCTGAAGAAGAAAGTAAGCTACCTACTTTAGGAGAAAAATTTAAAAAATACTTTAAAAAACATATAAATTATTTACTTGATAAGAAAGAAACAGAAAACATGGAAGATGCTGAGGCAAATGAAGCAGCACCCACTGAGGCAAATGAAGCAGCACAAGCTGAAAAAGATAAGGAAGAAATTACCAAAGGCGGAAGTGTAATGTTTATTGGTATGATGATTTTCATACTTGTATGGCTTATTGCTAGTATTGTTGCTCTTGTTTATTCTTTGATGTGCTTCGGATATTCCGGTGATACTATGGAAAAAGTGATTGGCGTCGTAATTGCTTTCTTTACTGGTCCTTTCTACTTTATTTATTATAAATACAGCAATACCTATTGCAAAGCTCTTGAAGGTATCGGTGGACGCAAACAAGGAGGTAAGAAAAATTTAACAGGTGGTTTAAAACGTAAGGGTGGACGCAAGTAAATCATTTTAAAATAATATAAGACATTTTTGCTTTATATTATTCTTTACATTTCATCTCGATTATATTTTTTATTAACTGTATTATTTACACGAATAAAATTACATTTTTCATATAATTCACATAATTTTTTTGCACCTACATATGTCATTGTAGAACGAATTCCACCTAATATATCCTGAACTGTATTATCAATGGATCCCCTTGATTTGATTTTTACACATTTACCTTCAGATGTTCTATATTTAGCTACTTTTCCATAATGCGTATTCATAGCATTTGATGAACTCATGCCATAAAATACTTTATATTCAACTCCATTTTCTTCAATTGTTTCACCCGCACATTCATCGTGTCCAGCGAAAATTCCACCAGACATCACGAAATCAGCACCTGCACCCCACGCCTTTGCAAAATCACCTATTTGTTGGATTCCACCATCTGACATAATATGACATCTTTCTGGAATTTGCATTTTTGTATCTTTAATGCAACTAAATTGAGGATATCCTATACCAGTTTTCAATCTAGTTGTGCAAACACTACCTGAACCAATTCCCATTTTTACAATATCTACTCCATTTTCATAATATTCATTTACTAATTCAGGGGTAACAACATTTCCTGCAATTAACGTAATATGTGGATAATGCTTTTTAATATATCGAATTTTTTCTATCACATTGTACAAATAACCATTTGCTACATCCAAACAAATAAAATGAGGTCGAATTTTTTCTACCATACGTTTTAACTTATCCATTTCTTTATCACTAGTACCGCAAGTAATTGCAAAATAATCTTGGTTCAATTCTTGTAGCGGTATATCTTCGGGATCGTAAAATTTGTGCAAACAAGTTAATATATGATGTTCTTGCATTTTTATAGCCATTTCTACAGTACCTGTTGTATCCATATTAGCTACGACAATGGGCACTCCTTTCCATACACGATTACTATTTTGAAAATGAAATTCACGTTCTAAATCTGCTTCACTTCTAGAAATCATTGTATTTGGCTTAGGTAGAATCAATACATCATCGAAATCTAGTTTGATATCTGTTGTTAAAAAATCTAATTTTGATAGACTTTTACTAATATTTCCAGTAATAACTTTGTTTGTTTGTGTATAATAATTTGTAATAAATCCCAATAAATTATTTAATTTGAAAATTTCAGTTCGTAATATATCAAAAATTTTGCGGTAATCCATGACAATATATTCTTCTTTCAAATTGTATTTATATATTTTTATGATAACATAATAATTACATTATTGTATTGATTGAATAAAAATTGATTTTGTTTTTTGACAATATACTGTAGTAAAAAATATATATGATTAAAACTATTTTTATTCAATCAATACAAACAAACATAGATTTCATCGTCGGTAAAAATGCAAAACAAAATTTTGAAATCATTGACGATGCAAAACAAAATGATCTTTGGTTTCACATAGAAAATGAATCATCTTGTCATGTTATTGCACAATTACCAGAAGAACATTCGTGGGATAAAAAACAATTGAGGCATATTGTTAAACAAGGTGCTGTATTATGCAAAGCTCATTCGAGATACAAAAGTGATAAAAATGTACCCATTATTTATACAACTATTCAGCATCTTACTAAAGGAGATACTATTGGTTCGGTTATTGCAACAAATACAAAATCGGTTGTTATTTAAACTATATTGTTTTCTATATTTTGCAAAACAAATCCTCGAATTAGACAAATATTGCTGACCAAAAAAATCATTATAACTATCATATATATCAATAAAATACTTAGTATGTCCATTATACTAAGTATTTTTATTTTTTTGTAGAAGAACTTCTACGACTAGTTGATTTCTTTTGAGAATTAGGTGTTCTACGACTAGATGATCTCTTTTTAGGTCTTGAAGGAGTTCTTGGTTTATATTTTGAGGGAGTTATTGATAAAAAATTTGGCGTTTTACACGTGTCAGGTTTTAATTCAATATTTTTATAAACCTCTTCATTATTATTTACATTAACTATATAACAATCGTTTTTACAATTCTTGTTATTGTGTTGTGTGTCTATTTCCATATTTCGATTATGAATATGTTCTGGTAATTTTTCTACTATTTGACCGTGTTCTCCATTATTTGAAATAATTACTCTTTCATTTTCTTCATAGTCTTTTTTATTTTCTTTGTTAAACGGGTTTCGAATTTTATTCGCTTCTTCTTGAGCTTCTGATGAAACAATTAATTCCTTAAGTATATCTGTGCAATATGGACGATAATAGAACTCATTATCTTCAATTGAATCATTTTTTATTTTTTGTAATTTAGTTTTCATTGTACCATCTTTTTCCACTTCTTGTATCATTTCATAATATGTCTTATTTGAATCTGATTTATTAATATCTTTTCCTTCCATAATCGCATATTCTGATTCTAATGTATTCCACCATTTTTTATATTCTGATGCTTGCTTTTTGATATCTTGTTCTTTTGCTGCCTTTTTTTTCCATACTATTCGTAAAAGGTATTGTTTTTTTTCTGCCACGAAAACTATTGAAAATGTTGACACCTCCTATTTTTTTAGTACGTCTTTTTTGTTTGTTTCTAAATTTTTGTGTAGGTTTATTTGTTATTTTCATTATATATTGATAACATATTATATTTTTAATGGTATGAATAAAAAATCCGGTCCCATAATATGTTGTACCGTATAATCTATATCAATAAGATTTTGAAACAATGATTTTGTATAATTAATATCAACGCGCCCCGTATGATCAGCCCATACCTCCATTGCGATTATTGGACGAAAACGCTTAATTGTTTCCATAGCTCCTCGGATAACGTTTACTTCATAACCTTCTACGTCTATTTTCATAAAATCCAAACCAGATAAATTCATTGCATCTATAGTAGTTAATTGTACTTTCACTTCTTCTTGTGTTTCTCTTAACCACTGCGGTTTTCCGGTTGGATTATTTGATAATCCAGAACCACCTGGATTATCGCCAGGAATCCAATTATATTTCACTTCATCGAAATTATACGATAATCCGCAATTTGAAATAATGACATTGCTCAAGTTATTAGCTTCTACATTTTTAGTTAATAATTCATTACTTGTTGGTAATGGCTCGAAAGCATATAATGTTTTACATAATTTTCCTAATTTAATCGTATGTGAACCTATATGACAACCGGCTTCAATTACAATACTATCTTTATTTATATATTTTTCAAATACACGATGTAAATGAGGTTCCCATATTGTATTTTTTCTTAAGGATTGAGATATTGGACAATCTGAGTAAACGTTAAAATATGCCGGCTTTTCATTATGATATTTGTCAACACAAATTAGTTCCTGCATAAATAAATTAATAAATGTTTTTTTTATATATTTTTGAATACACAAAACAATATAAATATATGTTATAATTAAAGTATATTGCTATGGAAAAAA